TATGTTTTCTATGTCTTTGACTATATTCCTTTGTTTTATCTGGATTCTTTTTGTACCATTCAGAACAATATTTATATATTTTTTCTTTATTAGAATCATTATAATCTTTTCTTACTTTTCGATATTGAATTATATTATCTTGTTGCCATTTTTCAACGCTTTGTTTGGTTCTTTCAGGATTTTTAAGTGCTATCTCTCTTGCTCTTTTACTAGAACATGCTTTACATTCTGGAGAATACCCCTTCTTAGGTATAGCTTTATTGTGTAGATAAAATTCCTCTTCTTCAATTTTCCACTCTTGACATTGAGTACATTGTTTATATATAACCCCTTCAATTATTTTGTGTGTTTGATTATAGTACCATTCTTTTCTTTCCTGCCTATTCAAATACTTTTATTCCTCCTTTTAAAATTTATTGATCCAAAACCTTGATTTGTGTTATTGTACTAATGCTCTCAATGTTCTTAACTTAACATCTATTTCTTCAATTTCTTTAGCAATATTCATAATTTTTGTATAATCATTATAATTAGTTAAATTTAACATTTTATTATAACCCATACCACTTATCAATCTAAGTAATTCCTCTTTTTCATCAGCAAACACTTCAAGTAATCCTTCTTTACGTTCATTTAGCTCATCATATAATTTCTTTATTTTCTCATCCATTTAAAAACCTCCAATATAAAAATATTTAATTCAAAACTTTATTTAATTAAAAAAAAATATTACATCTTATGTGATGGTTTCAAATAAATTTAACTAAGGTAATACATCATAATCAATAATATCTAACATACCTTTGAAATTCTTATCTACTTGAATATAAACCGATGATTTTGAAGGTTTGTGATTTATAGAAATATCTCCATCAAAACACATATAAATTGCTTGCTTCTTTTTAAATTGCCACAGCCATTTATAAAAATTATGTCTTAACAATGCTTCTTCATAATCACAAAGATACATCCCTTTATTGTGAAGTTGTTGATGTTTTAAAAATGGTTTTTTAGCATTATAATTTAAAAAATATAAAGGTGTACCCATGATTTTATCATTCACAAGTTGCTCTGATCCTTTCCTAAATACTTTAGGATTATCTTCTTTTGTTATATTGTGATATTGTTTAAATATTTCTAAAGCTTCTAACATTAATTATTACCTACTTTCTAAATTATAGTTTTTTTCTAATTTATACATTTCTTCAAAAGATATTTCTTTATCTAATTCTGCAAAATCGCTAAAATCTTTCCTTACTTTTTTCTCTCCACAATCAATACTTCCAACATAACCATCTGCCAACATTCCTTCTGATATTTTTCTCCATTCAGCATACAAAACTTTTAAATCCTTCATAATTATCCTTCCTTTCTATATGTTAATATAAACATCTTATTTGATTTCGTTTTTTAAATTATGATTAATACAAAATTGAATATATTCATCCCAATATTTTTCTTTCAATTGTTCTTCAGTATATCTTCCAGATAACCATGCATAACGCAAATGTTCTTTTTTAAATACGTCCCACTGCGACTAATAACTTTTTACCTTTTGATAAAGTTTCACGCATAACTATTGTTTCTTTGCCGTTTGCGTATTTAATAATTTCAGTTTTTAATCCCATTATATCACCTCTGCATTGCTGGTCTTTGTTTCATTGCTTCATTCAATCTTTTAAATCCAAAATGATTTACAATCTGACCAATGATTGTATCTTTGCTACCAGCTACGCTAATTCCTGCTTCTTTTGCTAATTCTTTAAGTGCTTTCATTGTTAAAGTTCTTAATAATTTTGTTGACTCCTCGTTGTCCAAGTTTCTTAATTTTTCTATCATGTGTATAACCTCCTATAATTATTTTATTAATATAATTATAGGCGATATTTATAATGCTGTCAATATGATAATTAGAATAATTGTTAAATTTCTTTAAGAAATTCTCTAACATCAAAATCAAATTCAACAGCAATATGCAACGCTTGTGGGAACATTGGAATATTATTATTAACATTTGCAAGCCAACTATATACATTCGGGGAGGAATAGTTTAGTTCTATTATTTGTTTTGGTTTAATACCGTACTCAGTTAAAATTCTTTTGAGATTCTTCTTTATTACTTGCCTATCAACTAAATTATACCGATTAATTAATTCTAAAAACTCTCTTTGTGTTTCTAATTTGTTTATCTGGTTAATTCTTGTTTCTAGAGTTTGCATTATTGATACTCCCTTCTTTGCTTGTAAATTTATTATATCATAAAATTAATAAGTCCCAATATTACGGCATTTCACCTGCGACCAAACCCAGGTTTTATGCTGTTATTGCCCTTCTAATATCAAACAATACCTCATAAACCTTTTGACTTCCTGTTGCGTTTTTAGTCTTTTTCCAATACCGATAACTTACACTTCCACCATCTGTTATTGTTGCTTCGGCTAAATTATTTAATATCCATCCCCTTGTTCTAATTGGTATATTTATATTATATTTGTCGGCCAATTTAACAACAATTTCTCCACCTTTAATTGTTCCACCGTTAATAAGAATCTGTTCTGTCTCTTCCATAAGTAATTTTTCAGCCTGTTCTTTTTCTTCAGCTTCTTTTGCTTTTTGCTCTGCTAATACCTTTCTGCGTTCCCGTTCTTCTTCCTGTCTTTGCTTTTTTAATACTAAGGATATCTCAACACATTTATCTAATTCATTAAGAAATACTGCACCCCTGAAGTCTACATATTTACTTTTTCCATCTCTTGCATCAACGTAACCTTTAATTGATCTTTCAACAAACTGATTTATAAATTCAACCTGTATAACTTCATTATTAAGATTCTCTTGAATGAAAGCTTCTTCTTTTGCTACATGCTCTTTTACAAGGCTGCTATACTGTTCATAGGTTCTATCCTTGTAAATGTTTTCCTTGAAGTATTTTTCTCTTCCCTTAAAATCTCCATACCATTCTTTATTAAGATATTCATATGCTGCTCTACGTTCTAGTTCATATTCCGTTTCACCAGTCATAATCAGCCAATCATTTACCAATATGTAAAGGTAATATTTATCCTTTTCATTACTTGCATAATCTTTATCTGGTTTACCATCATTGATCCATAAAGAATATTCAGTATTATTATCAGTAATAGTTTTTAAGTAATTTGCTCTAATACGTTTACCTTCTCTGTTATACATTCCATTCACAAACAAAGGTTTCATAAGTTTTGACATTGTATTCACTCCTTAACATTTATTTTATTAATATAATTATAATCGATGACATTTATATTGTCAACATGATAATGCTAAAATTCATAAAAAATAAATGCCTAGAAATTGGGCTTTCTAAGGCATCTTTAATTTAACTTTTTCCTGCGAATTCACCATAGTATTTTTTACGCATTTCTTCCGCATATTCTCCTGCCTCGTCTACATCATCAAACCATGCTAACCTAGTATTTTTACCATCAATTTGTAGTTGTACTACCCATTGACCTCTAGTTTTAATCCAACATACGTTTCTATAACCAGATTTATTATTTGAGTTTTTACCTCTTCTATTTCTTAAATTAGGACTATGAGTAGTGGGTCTTAAATTTTCTTTTTTATTATTTTTTGTATCATTATTAATATGATCTATGTATTTTGTTCCCATTATAATTTCATGAAGAAGTACTGTCCTTTGAATCTTCCTCCCCTGTTCGTCTAAAAATGCCACTTGTGAAGATGTTGCATAATAATTATCTACAAATTCATCATATGTTGAATACCATCTATAACCCAATTTTATTAATCTAGGTAAATCTTCTGTATCCACTAAAAATGTAACTTTTGTTCCATCTCTCCTAATTACATATATCTCTGTTGTTTCACCTATTATTTTATATTCATTAAATGGTTTTTTACGTTTGTCCATTTTTATATTTTCCCTTTCTATTTTAATGCCAAATACCTATTTGGTTTTATTCCTGTTCCCATTCTGCATCTTTAATTTCAAATTTTGCTCCACAATCACAAATAAATAAATCTTCATTATTAACTGATTTTTCATCACCTTTTAAATAGATTTCTTTGCTCTTACATTCGGGACAAATTAATTTAATCATATGTTCTCCCTCCTTAAAAATTCATTAACTGTCACAGGTTTATTACCTAAAGAAACACTTGTTCTTTCTATTTCGTTTCCATATTTCCATTTTAACGATTGTTTTTTTGTGCGTTTATATATACCTAATAGTCTTTTAACTTCGGTATTATCTTCTTTTACTTCCGTTATATAACTTACATCAATATCATAATCCTTTAATGTTCCTATAGTTTCTTTGATTTTATCAAATTCAACCATTTTATTTCTAAATTCCATATTCTTTGTATAACTTAAAATATATAAACTCATTAACTTATAACCTTCCTTTCACTCGGCATGAAATGCCTGTTTGGTTAAAATATCTTGTTGCCATTTTCTTTTTGATGACGATAATAATTGATTAACATCACCATATCCCCAGGAGTTATTTCAGTTTCAAAATCAATTAATGCAGAATTGGTGTTATAAGTGGTCAATGTAATATTCTTATCCCTTCCCTGCTGTGCTAATTGCATTGTACGTCCATTATTGATTTCCATTTCAATCCTGTTTATCATACTGTTATTTCCTTCCTTTCGTTATAGAATGTCAGTTTCATGTTAACAGTTATTTAAGATTTATAATCCTTTGAATTCTTTTACAATATGTTTGACCATATTTTATTAATTCTTGTGCTTCAGTTAAACTTAAAATATGACTTGGATTATTTATCATTTCTTGATATTTACCCTCTTTTGATAATTTAATATCAATTTCTATCTGATCCATTTTGAAACCTCCTTTAAATTTTCATGATCAATTCTGAATTTGAATCAAAAATCTGTTGAAACTAATCTATAGTTTCCGTTATCGCCTTTTCTTCTATTAACTACTGCACGTATTTTACCATCTTCAAAATCCAAATTATCTATATCTATTGCTTCTAAAATTATAGTCTTTCCATCATCTTGCACTATGTTCCATTCAAGTTCAGGATGTGTTTTCTTTGCCATAAAATCTTTTAATTCTTTATCCATTTCATTACCACCTTTCAAATTTTAATAAAAAAGTTATTTGGTTTTGTTATATTTAGTATATCATATCCGCAACATGAAAGCAAGTACTAATTTTATATTTTATAAATAATTATGCTACTTTTTTGGTTTTATTGGTCTGTTTGTAATCTGCTATTATATTTACATCCTGGTTCTTTATCGGATCATGCCATAAATATTTTACTGTTAAGGCACATACACCAATTAATATCCATCCTGCTATGGTATATAAGGTTAATATTGTTGCTGTGTTTATGTAATCCTGCGTTGTAATTATCATCCCTATCATTGTATTTATACCTCCTTATATAAATCCTTCCCAGGTTTTAAACCATTCTGAATAATCATAAAGTAAACCACTTTTGTTATAGCAATTTTTTATTACTATTCTGTTCCAATTTACTTCTCCACTTTTAAATAAGTCTATAGATACCATACAATCAAGAATACATTGACGGTCTTTATAGATTAATAAGGATTGAGGTTTTAATGTGTAATAATCTGCTACAAGTATGGCCTGTTGTAATTCTTCGGGCAGATCATCCCAATTCTCTGTAATAGTTTTTAATTGTTCTGTGGGATGTGATAAGTTAATTATTGTTATTGACATTTGTTATACCTCCATCCGTTTTAATCTTTTTTTAATCAGATTTAATTCATCTTGAAAGAATTTAATCTGGTTAGGGTTATTTTCTTCTTGATGATATTTAATTGCTCCCTCAGTATAACCTTTACGATATAATAATTCCTCTTTGCTCAAACTTTTAACTGTGTTATATGCATATGAATTTTTATATTCAATTTTTTCATAACCTATATCATTCATTCGATATACCTCCAATAATTTTATATTAAGGTTTTTGTGCAGAACCTTTAAAACTGCTGTTATTGATTTTTAATATAATCTTGTTAACATACCCGTTACCCAGGTAAAAATATCTTGTAATCTATCGGCATAAACATCTTTATATTTTTTTATAATTACATTTTCCTCATCATAGATTTTGATTCCCATTGCTTTATATTCGGGGTTTAAGGTCTTTTTAATACGGCTAAATGTTAAATCATAAAGATCATTGCTGTTAAGTTGGATTTTAAGATACTGAGCTTTTGAGGGATTCCTGGTTAGTTTAATCATTAAATAAACATAACCTAATTTATCATAACCGAAATATTGAAACTTGCTGCCTGTCATTACTAAGAATTTATTACCTCCAATTTGTTCTGCTATCTCTTTGTAATCACTTATTTTAATTTGCTCCTGTTCTGCTTGTGGCATTGTGTTACCTCCTTATATTCCCCATTTTGCGGTTTCAATTTGAGTATATTTCCGTAATAGATAATTGGTGCAATCTGTTATTAAACCTCTAAGCCATTTTAAAGCGAAAGTTTCATAATAGTCTATTTTGAGTTCTGATTCCTCAATTTGATAATTCAAGAATTGCAATGATTTTAGCACCTGCTCAACTGTTTTGTAATTGTCTGTTATTGATCTGTTATGTACTATGCTGTTAATGAATTGATCTTCTGTGTATATCTGTTCGACTGGCTTATCATTTTTATATCTGTTATTCCATGATTTAACATTAAGACAATGAAGAGTAAATAATTGTTTAGCTCTTTCCTCGGCAAATTCTGTACCTCTCTGGATGAATTCCATTTCCGCGAGTCTAAACATTTGAATACCATTTAGTAGTCTAGTATATCCTTTTAAATTATCAATCAAAATAACGCTCATTTAAAACACTCCTCTATAATTTATTTTTCATATTTAATAGTCCCTATTCTGAGATACTATATTTCAAGTATCTCAACTATAGATACTATTACTAATCTGTTATTATGCCACATCCTGCCTATAAGCATCCTTTATATCTTGACCACTAACTAAATACTGTCTAAAATCCTCTGTTATTGCTTCTAGTCTAGTCTTAATACTTTCAGTTTTTCCGCTTGCTGATCTTGCTGCTTCATTGTAATTATCGTCAATGGTTGCTGATTTTGTACCATTAAAGAAATGTCTTCCCCAGTTAGTAAACTGTTGTGTGTCCCAGGTGTTATTGCTGATCTGTTTTGAGATAATAGGTATAAGGCTAATTAAATGAGTTCTGGTTGTAATTCTCTTTGCAACTTTTTTGTCCTGTTTGCTCTCTGTCGCTGTTAAAGCGGTATAAACCTCCATAACTTTGTCATAAACTGCCTTTAAATTGTCGGCCTGTTCTTCGGTGATGTCTGCTGTTTCAATTATTGGACGGATATTTTTAGTTTCAAGATTAGGATTTTCTTGGTTGAGAATTGCCCAAGATTTAATAACTATATCCTCGTTAGTGTATTTGTTTATGGCCTTTTCGGTAAGTGTTGAGGTAAAAATTTGATGTTTAGCAATTTCCTTAATGACGGTTAAGGATTTTGCTTTAACTCTGGTCAATTCAATAGCTGTTAAAGGTTTACCATTATTCAAACGAAAGAACATCTCATTTATTTCCTCGTCTGTTATATCTTGAAAGAAGTAGATTGTTAAGGAATAATCTTTTATTCTATCCTGTAATTCTTCGGGAAGGTCTGAGAAGTAAGAACCATTAATGTCTATTAGTTCTTCTGTGGTTTCTTTCTCTCCTTCTGTATTTTGTATTGTAGTTTCTGCTATCACTTCAGGAAGATTAGTTAAATAATATTTACCGTTTATGTAACTACTAATAGCTTCTGATCTCTGTTTTCCATCCAAAAAACTATAGTGACCGTTTTCGTCTTTACTGGAGAAAAATGCAGGAATTGGATATCCTTCAAGCATTGAATGGATTAATAAGGATTTACGGTCATTGTCCCATACATAACCACGCTGGACAGCTGAGTCAAAGATAACAGTTCCTTTTTCGATGGATTTGGTTAGTTGTTTTGCGCTCCATTGAATGTTTGCCTTTTTAATCATTTCATACACCCCTTTTTTCATTTAATTTATATTACCATTATAGTTGATATATTTCATGCTGTCAACATTACAATAAGCCAAAATAATAATAAATAGCAGGTTTTTTATTCTTGCTATTATATTTCTATAATAATGTTAATTAATCGCACCATGCTGCATATTCTGAATTATACTCCCATTCTATATTGTTTTTAGTACAGAATATTTCAATTGCTGAGATAATATTTTTATTAATTAGTGTTCCATCACGTTCTATACTCCAGCTACCGTTTACTGTTATTTCCTGGTTGTCAAATCTAATGGAATATATATTCCTATCGGTTTCTATGTTTGATTTTGCTTTTAAAGCTGATATTTGATCTTCAGTTAATTGAATTCCAATACTCATTTATAATCACTTCCTTAATATTACTCAACTGTTACCTGTGCTTTAATCGGGAAAACTAATACCCATTTTTTTCTAAATTCGATATACTCCGGCACTCTTACCCATAACTCATGTTTTACTCTGTATGTTTCGGCTTCTTCTTTTGTGTTAAAGTAATTTTTCATTTTATCTGCTCCCTTCCTGTTGTTTTATTTGGTTACATACCATGCTATAAATTTGTTTTCTTTTCCATCTTGACTACTCCAAGGTGTATAATGTGCTTTATGATTTTTTCTAATATAATAATTTATATTTTCATTGTCACAAAATATTTTTGCTTGTTCCTCCGTATCAAAAAACTTAAATGATGTTTTATATCTATAAGCCATAAAATTCCCTCCTTACTGTTATTATCAATTCGTCATTTGATTAAAACATATGCTCTTTTAATATTTTACCCGTTTTGTTATTCATAAGCATAATATAAGTAACTGTTAAATCGTTATTTAATCCTAATTCGTTTCTAATTTCTTCAACTTCTAAATTTGAAAGTCTATTAAATTCAGTTTTTAATTGTTGTAAACTATCATCACTATTAGATGTTAATAATGTACCGTTATCATAAAATTTAATCTCATATTTAAGCATTTTATTCCTTCCCTTCATCATAAAATTTGCTTTTTGTTTCGTTATTAATTAACCTTGATAACCAAATGTTTTTGCTTTTTCAATTGCTAATTCTTCTGTTTTTGCTACTCCAGAATGTAATTCTCCGTTTATGTCTCTATAATCCCATTGATAGCGATAACCTTTCAAAATACTGCTATAAAATCTTTCACATTGAAATTGATCATTTTTCTTTGTGGTTGTTACTCCGTTAACCGTCATTGTCATTCTATCCACTCCCCTTTATTAGTTTAGAATTAAGCTATTGAAATATTTTTCATTTTGTAGTTCTGGATGTTCTTTCATGATAACCTGTTCTACTTCTTGCCAGTTAATTTCTGTAAGAGAAAAAATAATTTTTCTTAATATGTTTTCGTTTGATTTATTGGCTTGTGGTAATACATATCTACTAATGTAAGCTTTTATTTGCTGTTCAGTCATTCCTATCCACTCCATTCTTTTTATTTTTTCTAGTACCCTTAATCCTGAGCAAATCGCCCAGGCTTAGGAGTGCTAAACTATTATGTTAATTTTAATCCTTCCTGTATTTTTTCTAAAACATAATCCCAATCATTCGGCAAAGATTCAAAAAAGTTTTGAGGAAAATTCTCTTTATGGAAGGTTTCATAAAAACATAATTCCTGGTCTTGGTCATGCTCAATTTTTACTTCGATACAATCTCCTAATACTATATTGTCGGTATGTTCCATAATTGTTACGTCAAAATTTCCTTCTGATAAACTATCCTTAAAACTAATTTCTAATAATACTTTCTTTTCGTTCATCTTTCTATCCCCTTTCAAATTACGGTTAAAACCGTTATTCCTTAGAGGTACGCTAAAAACTAAGGTTATTGTTTAATTCGTTATACTAATTATAAAACTTATCATTCATATTGTCAATATGATTTGATAAGAAAATTTATTTTTTTCATTTAATTTTAGAAAATATAAATGCCATTATTCCGGCATTCTTTCCTTTAAAATTCATTACAAAATCAATCTTTTATCATGTGTTATTGCTGATATGGAATTGAATAGTTATAACCTGTTATATCCTCTGGCAATTCATTACCGTAAAAATCTGAATGTGTTGCCGATGCTGTTATAGTGTGTTTAAATTTCTTTAAATGATTCTTTGACCAATCGGAAAAAAATAACCTTTTCGCTTTGATAATTGCGCCATATTTTGTACTGGAGTAAACTGTTATAGTTCTTACTCCCATGTTGTTCTGTATCATGGTCACATTATATCTTTTCATTTAGTTATCCCTCCTGTTATTAATTCCTTCCTAATATAGTGGTATCCTTCGCTGTTATTGTATGGTTCACATATGTAGTGCGTTGTGGTTTGATCCAGGACAAAATAGGTTTGGCTGTTATAAGTTATGGTCATACGGTTATATCCTTTCGTGTTATTATATTGTTAGGCTGTTATTAATTTATAACTTTTACTTCCCAACGTATCTTTTATGAAGTGCTATAGATTATTTTTTGCCTATAGCACTTGAAGAAGAATCAAACTGTTTTATTGTTTCTTTTTAATTGTTTATTATGTTTCCTGCATTCAATTACCCAATTATAACTATTTGTCGTAGGTATTAAATACTTATCATGACATTTATGAATGCATCCTTCAATTATTTTTCCTTCGTTGTTATGTCTTCGGTATGGATTATTTAAAGGTTTGGTGCATATCGGGCATTTATTCATTGTTTTGTTCACTCCTTCTCTATTATTGATTTATTTTGTTCAGCAGTCTTCTTAATTGCCTTTCAGATATTTTATTCTGAATAAATAAACTAATTAATAGGTTTTTTGACAAGCGGATTACCTCCTTTCATTTCTTGATTAAATCTATCAAGGGCATTGTATTTTACCAGGAATTCCCTCATAAGTTCATTTTCTTTAGACAAGGCTGTTATAAGTTCGGCCTGTTTGTTTAATTTGATTTTTTGTTCTTTCTCTTTTACTGTGCTTGTATAACCTTCACAACATACCGCATAGTCTTCAATTATCCAATTATCATTGATATCTGTTATGGTATAACCGATATCAATATTATTTTTTTCTTTTTCCCTGAGCATAAACATGGTATAAATTAAGTCTTCTAAACTTTCAATTTTATTTACTTTCTTGATGTTTTCAAAATCTGGAGAAATTTCTTTTTCCTCGGTATATTCGATAGAGTAAATTACTTTTATTGGATTACTTAAAATGTTTTTTGAGTGTTTATGTAACATTATTATTCCCTCCTATTATTTATTTTTTGTTTTTAGAGGTATTAAAAATCCTCTTACATGATATAACTTTGCTGTTATGCTTTTTTGTTTGCTGGTTATATCATGTAGCAGGATTTTTTGTTTCCTGCTCGGTTAGATTATGCTTCTACAAGTTCAAAGTGATGACCACTATATCCTTTATCTAAAATACTAACAGGATATAATTTGCCTGCTTTACAAGCTGGCAAACTGTCATTCGGATATTGTACAAAGTTATGAGGCGGAAAATATGCAAAATTGTCTTTTGTAGCTTTTAGCATAACTCTTTTCCCGTTATTATTTTCATACTGATATACTACTCTAGAGTTTTTAACATGTGCAGTTTTGAATACTTCATGTGGTTTATTCTCCATACCTAAATAGATAATAGTTTTCATTTTGTTAATTCTCCTTCCTGTTATTTGTTTTTAAGAATTGTTATAATCCTTATAGAATAGCACTACTTTGTTATGTTATTTTATATTTTGTTTACAGTGCTATTTTAAAAGATTATATTGCTATTTCTAATCTCTGTTTTATTTCTTGCTCTTTTGTAAATCCTGTTATGTCGATTTCACCTGATTTGATCATACTTTTTAAATCTCTGATAGCACAAGGACAAAATTTCATTTTTTCAAATACTTCATTTTTAACTTGCTGCCAGAATATTTTTTCCTTTTCTTTTGCTCTTTCTTTAAATTGTTTCAATGTATGTTGTAAAGCGGAATCAGCTTTTTCTATTCCATATGATTCTAATACTTCATTATATCGGCTTATTACTTCATCTTTTGTTATACCTTGTAATTCGGCTGTTATTGCTGTTTTAACAATTTGGTCTATTAGTTTGTCAAATTGTTTATTTGTCATAGTGTTTTTCACTCCTTAATTATTTTTTAGTTTTAGGTATCCTTTTGTATTAATTAATAGAGGTAGTATAGAATTGTCTGTTATTAATCTTCTTTCCTTATAATAATGTGACAAATCGGTTATTTGGTGCTGACTGTTATACAATTATAAAGATATTCCGTTCTGTCCAAATATTAAGAATATCGGCAAATTTAAAATTTGAATTACCTTCTTCTAGCCATTTTTGTAATTTTGTTTCAGCTTGTTTGTAGTTATCAGCTTCAACATAAAATTGAATTATTTCTTCTTTGTTAAAAAATTGTAATTTAGCATTTATTAGAAATATTTGTTTTTGTGTTAATTGTTCCATAAGAATTTTACTCCTTAAAATTTATTTAAGATATTGATCAATTTTATGTTTTGTTTCAGTTAACGTGTTGCCCATTAAACCATCTAAACAATCACCTTCTAAATTATCTAAAGTAAATACCCAATAACAATATTTATTTTCATTATCATCTTCTAATGTTTCTCTAAAAATTGCATAACCTTTATAATCTGTTAACCTGATGTAATTATCATTCATTGTATTTCACTCCTTCTTTATATTGTTACCTGGAAGGTATTTTTGTAATCTGTTATAGATATTATACCTTCCAACGCTTCAGGCTTAAAACCTTTTTATACTCGCCTGATCGAGTTAATTTGTTGTTATACTAAATTTGCACTATGCCAACCTTTTAACCATGCTTTTATATACGGCAATCCTTCACCAAATTGACAACCTTTTATATATTCCATTAATTCTTTATCATTTGCTGGAATTCCCGACAATCCGTTTTTAAAGGCTGTTATTCCTAAATTGTAAAGTGTTTCTTTTTCCTTTTTGGTTAGTCTTTTTGCCATGCTGTTATTCACCTCCTGCCTATTGTTATATATTATTATACTATAATCCTTTATGGATAGCACTATTTATTATTATGTTTATTTTTTTGTTATAGTGCTATCTAAAAAAATTATAATTTAATATTCAAAAGTAGGATTATAAAATTTTGTCATTTCTTCATATACTGATTGTAAATAATTCTCAGTAGTGTAATAACCGAAATACTCCTTCTCTTCTTGAAAATCGGGATCATTATTTTTATTGTTATAGTCTGTTGCTATCATGTTATAGCATTCTTCACAAAAGCGGGCATCTGTATAGTGTTTATGGTGTGTTATTAAGTTATTACAACACGGACAAATATAATTTGTTTTTGTTATGGTTTGTTTTTTCTCCCATGTTTTCTGAGTCATTTCGTTACCTCCTTTATATTGTTAATGTTGTAGCTTTGCCTTGAATTTGATCTGCTATTTGTTGCGCTATTTCTTTCGTTTCATACGTATAAGCTAGATTTGGGTTTGTGGTTAGTTTGCCATTAGCTGTTAGGTATTTATTATCTTTTGTTACTACGTTATAAGTTTTTATGCCGTTACCTCCTGTTATTGTATTTTATAATCTTACCGCTATAGTACCGCTTTTTACCCAACAATCGGCATTGTCTATTACCGTAACAATTGTTATGGTGCGGTTTGTTATGTTGCAAACAATGCTAAAATTATTTTGTTTATCCATGATAAATATATCTTTATTGTTACCTGAGTAATCTGTTATGGTTTTTTGGCCTAATGATAGGATTGATCCTGTTACCTGATACAAGTCAATTTGTCTTTCTTGTAGTCGCTGTTCTGCGTGATTTGTTAAGCGAATAGAGTAGGTTTTGTTTTGGATTGTAAATGACAATATCATTATTCCTGGTTTCCTCCTTCTGCTACTGTTATGGGAATTATAGGATTTTTGGGTAATGGTACTATTATTATACATTGTTTCACCTCCTTGTATGTTAATAAATCCTTTATTGAGTGCTATATATTTTAATTATATTACTGTTATACTGTTATGCTTTTATTAGCACTCTAAAAAGATTTAATTATATTGTTATTGTGTATTATGCCTCTACTAATTCAAAATGATGTCCACTATATCCTTTATCTAAAATACTAACAGAATATAATTTGCCAGTTTTACATGGTGGCAGGTTATAATTTGGATATTGTACATGATCATGTGGTGGAAAATAAGCAAAATTGTCTTTTGTGGCCTTCAACATTACTTTTTTACCGTTGTTGTTCTCATGTTGGTATACTACCTTGGAATTTTCAACGTGTGCAGTTTCAAATACTTCATGAGGTTTGTTATTCATGCCTAGATAAATTATTTTTTTCATTATTTGATCCTCCTATACTTCTATTATTTTACTTCTCTGTTATAGTTTTTAGAGGTTATGTTAATACCCTCTATAGAGCCATCATTTTATATTACCATTTTATGATGACTCTAACAAGGTACTAATTATGCTATTGCTTGTCTTTGTTCTCTTTCATCTCTGTTAACCATTTCGCTACCATATAAATTGCGAATTTCTTCTATAGTTAATTCTTTTTTGGATTTTTTGCGGAAAGTTCCAGGTTTCCAGTACCAAGCTAATTTTTTGCCTGAGAAGGTGAAACCTAACTCTTTTAATATGTCTTTATGTTGTTTGGTTTCGCCTGTTATCCAAAGCCATGTGCCACAAAGTTCTATTGTTATTCCTTCAAGGTTTATTATTTTGTCTATGATTTCTCTGTATCCATCAAAAGGATCGAAATTTTGTGTATACTCTTTTTTGGTTTCATGGTTGTAACCTGTAAAAGTTTTGTTCTTGAATGCTTCATACTGTAGGTTAATCTGCTTCATTGTTTCGGTGGTATCATTGTCATGGTTATGGTCTGGATGAAATTTTTGTGCAAGTTCTCTGTAACGTTTTTTAATTTCCTCTATTGAGTTACAATCGGAAAAATAGTTTAACATTTTTATCAATCCCCTTCACTATTATTCGTTAACTATCTTTTCAGTAATAAAAATTATACCGTCCATATTCTCAACATAGATTTTGCCGTTATTAAGAAATATTTCTTTTATGTCTCTTGCATCAATAATAATAATTTCCTGCATAATTTCATCTAAAAACTTAAAATTCATTTAATCAATTCCCTTCTAATTTATATTTTGGTTCTATTGTTTATTGTTATACCCTTACCGGGATTTTATTTCCCGGTTTCGTCTTAATTCTCAAAGACTCTTCAGAGGGTTTATTTGTTTTAATCTTTATATATTTTTATGAAGGATGGTTTTATACTTGTTCCTGTTTGGTATTTTATATATTTTCCTTTTTTGTCTTCATATTCTTTATAGGTTTTATTGTTTGATTTCCCTTGCTTATATTGAGTTATAAATTCTTGATCATCTGATTTTAATTCGTTATGCTTTTTTCTAAGTAAGTAAGTTAAGTTGTTTTTGACTTCTAGTATATTAGGGTATTCATATGTTATTAAGAACGTGCATTCGGTATCATAAAATTTACAGTTAAAAATTTTTGTTTCCATTTTATATCCTCCCTCCATTTTTTAACTTCTTCCATCTTTATTCCTCCTTATTTTTTGAATCAAATCTCGGTTTGGTGTTGAGTGGTTTTATAATCCTGCTAATTTTAATCTGGTAAACTCTTTTGCTGCCTCGGTATAAGATGTATACTTTTTGTCGTTGAATTTGTTACGGACAATGTATTCACCTGCTTCATTAATTCCTAATTGTAAGATACCTTTAAAATTAAGTTCACGATTTTTTAATACTTCAATTTTTTCTCTCATTTTATCACCTCTTTCCTTTTAATGAATTCTATATATATTATATTCTACATCGCTTTTAAATATCCTTCTTTTTTATAAATTTATTTTATATTTTTAATGTGCTAGAAATGCCTATATTACGGGATTTGTAGGGTATGCATAAATATTCATAAAAATAATTTTTTATACATTTATATGGTTTAAATGCCTATATAATGGGGTTTGTGAAATATTAGTACGTTGATGTAAGGTATACATTAAATCATGTATATTATACAGGTTTATGAATAGATATGCATTGATTGAAGTAGGTTTATGCTCTTTTATACCCTATGAGGGTATGTAGAAATGGCTTAATATTGGGGGTTTGTGAGGTATGGAAAAATGAGGTTGTGTAGTGCGTTTTAAGGTATGTATATTTATTTTATTGATATAATAGTCGTGAGAGTGGGAATGTTGGGTGTAGGTGGTATAATGTAGGTATGGTGGGATTTTTGGGGATTTTGGTTTGTACAAGGTTTATGCATCGATAATGTATATTTATATTGTGGGTTTGGTTGTGGCCTGGATTGATTTATCTAATATCTTATTAACTAATCATTATAATAATATTGTATCGTCTTATATTTATTATATAATAAGTTATTATATTTTTATGTTGCTATCTTATTATCTTATTATATTACTAACATATTATATTATTATTATGTGATATTATTATGTTGATATACTAACATCATATTAAGTTTATATAATTGTATCAACATATCATATTATAATATTACCATATTATATTCGCATATTAATATTTTATTATTTTAACAATTTAATATCATATTATTATAATAACTTAATATCTTAATATTATAATAACATAACTTTTTATTATCTTATAATTATAATATGATGTTGGTTTAATATGGTACTAATATTATAATATAGTGGTATAGTTAGGTTATATGTTAGTTAGATTGTAGGATATTAAAATAATAGGCAAAAAAAATAAACCCCATGCGGGGTTTATCTAATCATATCCGGTCTTTGCTGCATTGCTTGGTATACTCTACCGTATCCATAATGGTTGACTATTTGGCCTATTATTTGATCCTTATTACCTTGACGGTTGATTGAAATATGAGCTTCTTTTGCCAGTTGTAGTAGTTCGGATTTTTTGCATTTAGTTAGGATTTCGATACTCTCTTCCCTGGATGTTGATTTTAATTGGTTAATTAACTCTGCCATTTAAAACACTCTCCTTTTAATTTATATTTTGTTTTTAAAGATCAAGTAGTTGGGGTTTATGTCTATCTCTATTATTATTTTATCAAAGTATTGTAATGTTGTCAACATGATAATTGATATTTTTTGAGATTTTTTAAGATTAATTATGCCTTGAAATGGCTGAATATTGGGAATAGTAAGAGGTAAACTATTTTGGGTAAATTAGTTTACTTTAAGTGGGATAATATTTATATAGTGGGACAAATTTGTCCCACTTAACTCTTTCGTCTTACGTTCCCTGTTATCAATTCCGAAATTTTTAGTCAAGGGAAAATACTTGACAGTTTTATGTTGAGTGGTTCGTCTGGTAGTTTGTGGCCTGATACTACGATATATTACCAGGATCAATAATGGCAATGCTATCAATGCTTCATCATTATAGTTTGTGCAGCTTGACCGGGATTTATTCCCTGATTCATACCATCATACAGGATAACACATATTATATTGTATTAGATTATACCTTGTAAATGCCTATATATAGGCATTCTCAGCACTTTTGTAGCTTGTATTAGATTGACAATATATTATTACCTACTCATTCCAGGCTATATATTAATACGTCCCCGTACTTTACAAAGTTTAAGTACTTTTATAGAACAGATGTTCGGGTATCACATGTTTCAACATAGCAAATCCAATTTTCATACCGACAACATTAAATACCATAAAAATTTCACCAAAAGTCCATCGTCCCAACATCGTAAAACATCCCAACCTATAACTAATACCAACATTTATAATAACCAGCTTCATAACCAATCCCACAACCAATTTCACAATAAATCACTTTCACAACCCACCCAAATCCTTCTGCTCTACTACCTTACTTCCCTATTACCTACTATAAAATCTTCATTTCTACACTCAAATCCATAATAACAAACATATAAAAAACACCACTAAAATATCCAACCCGCCTCCTACTTAACACCATATCCCGATACCAAAAATCATATCACTCGAATTACAATCAAAATCATTCATCTACACCACACCACCTACTCAAAACTCCCATATATACTACACTTAATTACTCTTTAAACATCTCACCCATCTAATTACAAAACCATTACCCGATTAACAAAATAAAAAACAGGTCACTATTACCTGCTTAATAATTTTTATATTCCCTTATCTCATTCTTCTTATCATTTACTATTACAATTTACCCATAAAGCACAAAAACAGGCGATCCGAAGACCAACCTGTTTTCATGCTTCGTCAGAGACGAAATCTTTGCTCTTTCATTATATATAATATGTAAACTAAAAACAACTATTAAATTTCTTTAATCTTTAATTAATCTTTTATTTCTATATTTAATATTCAATATTAACAACATTATAATAAAATTTATTTTATAATTCTCTTGACACTTTTGATATTATCTTGTATTATACTAATAACAAAACAAACATATTATATTTTAAATTTAACTTAAAGGAGAAATAAATAAATGACCAACATAAACGAAACCCAAACAACCAATACCACAAATCCCTTAACTCAATACATTCAACATCTACAACAACAAAACAAATCAGACAATACAATAAAATCCTATTGTAAAGATATTAATTTATTCTTTGAGTATTTTAATTTAAATAATTCTAATACCACTATTAATACTACTCCCCCTATCATTACAATTACTAGAGATCAGATACTCCAATATAAACAATACCTTCAAAATACAAAGAATAATAATGCTAAATCAATTAATCGTAGTTTAAGTTCATTAAAATCTTATAATGAATTTCTTGTTTTACAAAAATATCAAGAGAATATGGTTATTCTTTCAATGGATTATATAAAGGTACAAGAACCATTTTCATCACCAACAAATGTAACTCCTAGAGAAGTAAAAAATTTTATGGATAAAATTAAAAAAAATGAACCATTTAGAAATTATGCAATAACCACATTAATTGCTAATACGGGATTGAGAATCTCAGAAGCATTAAATATTAAAATTAACGGATTAACTTTAAATGATAATGAAATGATTATAATTGGTAAAGGAAATAAACAACGTATTATCATTCTTAATCCAACAGCTATTGAAGTAATTAAAGAATATATTACTAATCATAGACACAAATCAAGTTATGCTGATAAATGTGAATATTTATTTATATCTAATAAAGGTGGTAAACTTGAACCTTGTACAATAGAAAGAATATTTAATAAGTATAGTAATAAAATTACTCCACACTCACTTAGACATTGCTATGCTACAGGAGTTTTAGAAAATGAGGTTTTGGATCTCCGTCAATTACAACAGCAATTAGGCCATAGTAGATTAGATACTGTACAAATATACACCCACCCAACAAAAGAAAAAATGAAACAGAAGTTAAATGGATTTAAAATTGGATAATAGATTAAATAATTATTAACTCTTGCCACAGGCGTTATCATCGGTAATTGTAATTTGCTGGTTCAAGCTTCCCTATCGGTCGCTTTCACCTAGCAAATTTAACAATTACTGATGAATCGGCTAAAGCCGATATTGATATTTTTATTTATGGAACCAATTCTAATATTATATGTCTAACTAATTAGAGTATATATTTGTGTTGACATTTATTTTATTATTTTGTATAATATGATTAGAATATAAAAAAGAAGGAGTAAAATATCTATAAATCCCTATTTTATTGAATTATTAAAATAAAAATATAAATGTGTAGCAAAATTTCCATATAATATATATAGAGTGAAAACTTTGCTACACATAACTTAATTTTGCAATTTATATGAAAGGAATTTTATGAAAATAAAAACAGGTGAAATTAATAATAAACATTTGGTAGAACTTTTTGGAACAGAAAAACAAAAGGAAATTTTCTTTAAAGATAAAAAATTAAATAGTGGTATTAAAAAACGGTTATTAGAGAAAGCAAAAAGATATTGTGAAATAGAGGATTTAACTCAAGGTAAATATTTAATACATAAAATTTATACCATAAAAAATGAAAATTGTTTAATACCTTTATATAAAGGTCTATCTAAATACTTAACCCCTTTGATATTAATTAAACTTTTAGAAGAACAAGATGAAAATTATAAAATTACACTTCCCTTTCTAGGATGGGCAAAGAATTTTGAAATGATAAATGATAATTATCCTTTATTAAAATATCATCAAAAAGCAGGTAGTGAATATTTAAAAATTAATGAAAACATTATGTTTGAATATTTTGAAAAAATGGATGAATGTATTAAATATTATTTAGATAAAATTTTAACAATTCTTGGAAATAAAAGTGGATTAGATTTAATAGAATTTGATTCAATAACTATGGTTAGAAAATTATATTTAAATCAAGCACTAGACACAAATAAAATTGATATTAAAGGCAATTGGTTCGATGAAATTATTTCAGATGAGGATCGTAAATTTGTAATTGATTGTGAAAATAAAGCAAAAGACAAAGCGAAGATTATTAATAATCAGGAAAAATTCTATGGTACAAAATCTCATATTTATAAAAATGAATTAAAGAAATTACTTAGTAAAAGAAATATTATATTTACATATTCTGCCTATAATATTTTTTGTAAAAATAAAGGTGAAATAAAAAATATTATAGAACAATTTACTTCTATACTTAGTTGTAATACAAATGATTTAGTACAAACCTTTAATGAAACATTTATAGATTATATAGAAAATAAGGCGGTTAATAGACAGAATAGAGAGCAAAATAAACTTAATGATGATAATAATGTAAATATAATTAAAAAATATAGATTGGCAGAATCTTATGTGTCTAATTTTAAGGCATTATCTGAATTAACAGTTAAACGAGATGCCAAAGATTTAAAATGTGAATTAAATTTGAATAATCTTGAAGATATATTAAGTGAATATTCTACTTATAATTTATATATCAATATAGACAAATTAAAGAAAATATAGAAAGGATTAATAATACATATGAAAAAAGCACTTAACCAATACAATAAACTCATAGATATTATGGAATCAACTAAAAAAGATACATATATCTGCCCCGTATGTAAAGAAATATTAACTAGAAACTTTGGAGAGAAGTCACAATATTATAGTCATCCTAAAGGGAAAGGGCAAGATTGTGAATTAAAATTAAAACTAATTATTAAAGAAGATAATTTAAACGAACTCTCCCAGAATCAAATAGACATACTTAAAACAGAGTATTATGAAAAAGCATTTAATGATGTACATATTGAATTATCAGATTATAAATCGGATGAGGGATATTATTTAACTCAAGAACAAAAAGATATTATTTTTTCTAAAGAAGATAGAATTAAAATATCAGCTCTGGCAGGTTCGGCAAAAAGTAGTACTCTTTATTATTATGCTAAAGAAAGACCGTTCAAGAAAATTTTATACCTTGTGTATAATAAAAGTATGAAGGATGAAGCTGATAAAATGTACTCTAAACTTCACCATGTTGAAGTAAGAACAATCCACTCTTTAGGGTTTGGTTTTGTTGGTAAATTTTATAAGAATAAATTAACTTTTAATTATGGAGTTGTTGACGTAATAAAAGACTTAAATCTCAATTGGAACAATGATATGGAACTGGCAGTAAAAATACATAAAATGATAAATGAATATTCCTTATCGGATGTAATGGAATTTGAAGATTTAGATTTATTCGATGAAAATGAAAGACCGATGGTAATTAGTAATTGTAGAAAACTATGGGACTTAAAAAAGAATTATAACAATAATATTAAGGTTACGCATGATGATTATTTGAAAATGTTCCAACTTAGTAAAAAAAGTTTAGGATATAAATATGATATTATTATGCTTGATGAAGCTCAGGATAGTAGTTTATTAGTATTAGATATACTTAAATCTTCTAATGTAACTGGACTTGTAATTGTCGGAGATAAATTTCAATCCATCTATGGATGGAGGAATGCGACCAATATAATGCCTTATTTTGAAAGTAAAGAATATAAGTTAACTACTTCATTTAGAGTTAGTCAAAACATTGCTAATATCGCTAATATTATTGTGAAAGATATTAACAAAGTAAACATTGATATGAAAGGATTTAATGTTAAACAAAAAATAGTTAATGAAATTAATAAAGATAAACCATATGTTTGTTTATGTAGGACTAATGCTTATATATTTGCAGAAGTTTTTGAAGTTATAAATAATAATCCAAATGCAAAACTATTTTTTGAAGGTGGATACTCAAGTTATAATTTTAATAATATTCGTGACTTTTATTTCTGTTCCAAAGGACATAAAACTAAAAATCCTTTATTTAATAAGTTTAATGATTTTTATTCTATGATTGATTATGCCAATGAAATTGAAGATGTTGAAATTCTTGCATTGAATAGAATGGTGAATAGCTATGGCAGTAAAATTCCTCAGATTGTAGATAGAATTAAAAATAATACTACCACTAAAAAATCAGAAGCAAACGTAATTTTTAGTACTTGTCATAGATCGAAGGGACAGACGTATACTATTCCGGTATATGTCTCAGATGATCATTTTGATATTGAAGAAGTTTTTAATAAAGAATATGTTTTTCATGAAGAGTTTTTTGATATTAATAAATACTATGAAGAGATGTGTATTTTATATGTTGCTATTACTAGAGCAGCAAATGAGATTGAATTAAGTCCTAAACTTAAAAATTATTTATTATTAAGATGGAATTATTTTAATAAAAATTCTATTAAAAGTATAATATAAATATATTGCATTTTACTCTTCTATTTGCTATAATATAACTAACAGAACCAAATACCAAAAAGAAAGGAGGAATCTTATGTCCACACCTACCCCGTACTTTAACAAAAACAGCACAATCAAAATAAACAAACGTACCTTCCTAGTTATAGACGGGAAACTAACGAGAGCAGGTAAAGAGTTTTTAAGAGTTATTAAATATATAAAATAAATATATTTGTAGTTTTATTAAATATTATTATATAAGAAAGAAGGAATTATATACATATGGCATTAGAAAAATCCGAGCGTTATTTACTTATAGGCATTGATGAAGATTCTGAATGGGCACAAGTTACTTCATTTATTAGAAAATATACTACTTTCCTTGATAAGCGTTGTGAACAGTATCCAGAATCTTATAAAAAAGAATCAGATCAATTTGATGAAGATGAAATCGTGGGTAGAGAATATATTGTAAAGAAAAGATTATTGCCTCCTACATTATTTAAAGCACCTTCTAAACGTAAATTAACAGATGAACAGAAGAAAGTTAATGCTGAAAGACTTCAAAAAACAAGAAAATCTAGAACGAAGAAAGTTAAAGATAAAGGTTAAACACTAATACATATTTTACAATAAAATTTGCTTCTAAAAACGCTTTAATATTCTCTAAGGTAGTTTCCCTCTACCTTACTCCTAATCGTTCAATCTTGAAGCAAATTATAGATTAAATACATATAAAATTGCCCTATTATTTTTAGGGGTTGACCCTATATTTTAAAACTATAAAATCAAATTAGAAAGAAAGAAGGATTAATTTACATATATGATAACTAAAGATAATTTCATAAAATATATAGACAAAATTCAAAAATTACGTGAAGCAGAAGATAGTTTGAACTTAGCAGGTAAACAATTAGTGGAATTTCATATTTCATTTGCAGAGCATGAGCAATTAATTGTGGATATATTAACAGATATATTTAATGATTCTGCATTTGATTGGATAAGCTACTTTATTTATGATTTAAATTTTGGAAAGGACTGGTATGAAGGATGTATTAGAGATAAAGAAGGAAATGATATTCCTTTAAAAAATATTAGTGATTTATATGATTTATTAATTAATGAATATTAAAAGGAGGATTTTTATATGCAATTATTTGGCAGATTATTTATAGACCAAGATAATGACAATGGTGAATTTGAATTAGAAAATGAAACTGGTATAGTTAATATTTCACAATTATTGGATGGGATTTATAGTTCACAAAACAAACTTATTTATGTAGAAATAATAAAGGATGGTTCTATCTTATTTCAAGAAGACGGTGGATTAACCAAGAAAATTGATAAGGATGGAATCAATTCGTTTCATATCTGTGGAATGAATTTGGATTTAGTATTATGGAATAACACAGATGAGTATCTAGACATTACAATTCAAGAGAGGAAAAGTAAAGTGCATGGTAAGATATTATAATCAAAATGATAATATAATTATTAGTAATAAATTAGATACATATAAGAAAGGACAAGAACAGGAACAGGTTAAAACTTTTAGATACTGCTATAAGTGCTTGAAAGATTTCTCGGAACCATCTATAGAACCTTTTTGTTGTTGGGAATGTAAAAAGGATTTTTATACTGAAGAACGTAAAGAATTGGATAGTTGCTATAGGGAATGGTCTGGTAGAGATTAAAAAGAAAGGAGATATTTTATTATGATGATGCGTCCAAGAAATTATAGTGTATTAAATAGGTCAATAGCTAGAGGGATTACTTATGCTTTAAGAGAGAATGAAAGAAAAAATAGAAATGCAAAAAGGAATAGTAATTTTTATTTAAATTCAAATATAAAACAGAATGATAATGTAAGCTCTAATGTAATTGTTAATACCAATAATATAATTGTATGGTTATTTATAATTCTTATTGTGTTTGGATTAATTATATTACCAATTATATATCCCAGTATTTTAATTTTATATTGTATTGTATATTTATTGATTAAGTAAGTAGTAAATAAATTTAAATATAATTAATAAGGAGGTATTAATCATAGCATTAGATAAACAAATTCATTTATATATGGTTGATACTAGTTGTTTTTATAATGAACAAGAAATGGATATACATAAAAAATTGAATAAACTTTATTATTTTAGAAATAAATCAAACAAAATATTAAATAAAAAAAAGATAAATGAAAAAGCAAAAACTAGATGTGAGACATACATATTTAAATCAAATAGGAAAATTAAAGAGTTAAAAAATAAATTATATCAAGAATTGCAACTGAATACTAATATCAGAATTTTAAATGAAAATTGTGTTACTGATTACAATATAATCTCAATGTTTGAATCTTCTTTGACTAGAATATTAGATATTCCAATTAATAGTTTAACTACTGATATATTTATTGTTCAAACTTATTTCTTTGATGTCCTTAAAGATATAATTTTAAATGGATTTATATATAAAGGTGATAAATACATATTTTTTACTGCATCTGCTGGTCAAATTAGAACTAAAAAATCTGTTTTTATAAAAGAAGATTTATATAAACAATATCAGCAAACCATATTATGCGGATTGTCCAACGATGATATTAATAATCAAGATGGAGTTAATATTAATAAATATATAGCATATACAGCTTTATGTAATAGTGCAACTGATGAATGGAATGATTTTAACATTAATAAAGCAATAGTTGTTGAAGATATGGAAACTTTAGTTGAAGGATTAGTTGATTTTATAGATTATAAATCATATGAAATTACAAGACAAGTAATGAAAGTTCCAATTAATCATACGGATGGTTGTGGAATGATGCTTCCTAAAGTTTCATCTAAAAATATGATGGTAAGATTGCCTTGGATAAAAGGGTTAATATCTCCTTTTGCATTTGATGATTTTATTAATAAAGCAAATACAAATATAGGTTTGGATTTATATGGTAAAGTAAAAGATATTTATGGTAAGCAGTGGGATTTACTTAAAGACAATATAGAAATTATTTTTACTAAAAGTCAATTTAAGATGTGGAAGTATTATTCTAGTTGGGATGATTATAAAGACAATTATATTAAATATAATTGTCAAGCAAGTAAATGCAATGTTGAAGAAGATATAATTCCTGATTCACCAATAAGTTACCAAATACTTCAAACATTAACTGACATAACACAGGAAGAACTTGATAAATTATGTTATAGAACAAGAAAAGATATTTTAAGTATTGGCAATGATTTAAAAACTATGTTTAAAGTATTAGGGGTTACTGAATCTAATGTAAATAAAAATTATTTACAACAAGCAATTGAATTATATCCTGAATTATTAGAAGATACATATAGTAAAGAAATATTGAAAAATGTTAAGAAAAGTTTAGTTAAAAAAGCATTGGCAGGGAAATTAAAAATACCAAACAGTAAGTATACTTTTATAATTCCTGATTTATATGCTTTTTGTGAATATTTAATTTTAGATAACAAAAATCCAGGGGGGTTGCTATACAATAAAGAAGTTTATTGTAATTTATATGAAGGTATAAGTAAATTAGATTGTGTACGTTCACCTCATTTATATAAAGAGCATTGTATTAGAAATAATATCATAGATGAACAAAAACAAAAGTGGTTTATAACTAAAGGTTTATATACAAGTTGCCATGATTTAATTTCTAAAGTTATGCAATTTGACGTTGATGGAGATCGGTCACTAGTTCTTGGTGATGGGGGTTGGGTTACAATTGCAGAACGTAATATGAAAGATATAGTACCCCTTTATTATGAAATGAAAACTGCTCAAAAACAGATTATAAATAATCAAAATATATATGATGGTTTAATATCGGCTTATAAAGGTGGAAATATCGGTGCGATAAGTAATGATATCACCAAAATTTGGAATAGTAAAAATATTAATTTAGATATGATTAAACTTTTATGCCTTGAAAATAATTTTACAATCGACTATGCAAAAACCCTATATAAACCTAAAAGGCCAAAAGAAATAAATAAAGAGATACGAAAATATACTAAAAATAAACTACCCTATTTTTTTATTTATGCAAAAAACAAAACCAGAAAACAAGTTGAAAAACGGAATAAAAGTACAGTGAATATGTTAAAAGATATTATTCCAAATAACAAGGTTAATTTTGAATCTGTTGGTTTAGAAAATTTTGATTATCATATGTTGATGTATTGCCATAGTGAGGATATTGAAACAGATGAAGCAAAATTAATAATTGATAAATATAATGAATTAGATTTAAAGAAATATTTTATGATTAACAAAAAGAACATTGAAGATGATAAGATTAAGAATTTGCTTTATACATATCAAAAAATCAGAAAAGAAATCTATGTTATTAATGATGATCCTAAGTTTGTAGTTGATGTTTTAGTTAAATATCTTTATGAAAATAAAAAAAGTAATTATAAAACTACACTTTGGTCATGTTTTGGTGATGTAATCGTAGATAATATTAAGAAAAATATTAAAAAGAAATTATCTGAAGGATATATACAATGCGATAATTGCCATAAATTGATTAAGGCTAAAAATAATAAAAATAAATATTGTAAAATATGTGCAATAGAAAAAATAAAAGAAAGAGATAAGTTAAGAAAAAGGAGAATTAAAACCATTGAATAAAAAAAATTTAATTGGAATGAAATTTAATAATTTATTGGTAATTAAAGAGTGTGGAAGAGATAAAAATGGGTGTGTTTTATGGGAGTGTAAATGTGATTGTGGCAATTATACTATATTAAGAACATCTATATTAACTGCAAATATACAAAAAACTTGTGGTAATTGTAAAAAAATAATAAAAGAAAATGAATATTATAGATTTATATTTTTAAATACAGGGGAAAGTTTTATATTTGATTTAAAAGATTTAGATTTAATTGAAAAATATACATGGCATATAAATAGAGGATATCCAGAAACAAATATAACAATCAATGATAAAAAAACTACAAAAAGATTACATCAATTTTTAATTAACACAAATTTAGGAGAAGTTGTAGATCATATTAATGGAGATACTTTAGATAATCGTAGAAATAATCTACGTATAGCAAATTACCAACAAAATGCAGCAAATTCACGTAAACAAAATAAAAAAATACATAGTAGTAAATTTAAAGGTGTAACATTTGTAAAGAGAGATAATAAATGGTTAGCAAGAATCACATTTAATGGAATAACTAAACATAAATATTTTGATACTGAAATTGACGCTGCAAAATTTTATAATAAATATGCACTTGAATATTTTGGTGATTTTGCAAAACTAAATATAATTCCACAAATAGAAAATCGTTAGACCCCCCTATACATAAGGGTTTTTAAAAACACAAAAATATACTAAAATACGCTGTAAACATAGTAATATAGGCATTTGTAAGCATTTTAATATTACTCAGAGATAATGGTCTTTAAGGGGATATATAAATATATCCTTTTATTTTAAGCATTTAGGTCGATAATGCTATCCCTATTTTAAATTTAAAAACAAAAATCAAATAATTTTAAAAGGAGCAAATTTTATCTCTTGAAATCTGTAACAAAAAATGAATTCTTATGGTTAATATCTAATCATTATATTAAACAAAGAGGTGGACGATTAGTAGACGTAATCGTAACGAATGGTAAGAGTAAGCGGAAAAATAGGTACGTGACTGATCAGTGTTTTGAAAAATTGAAGTTGATGATAACAGTAACATAAACAATTATAGATTGGTGTGAATATATGAAGCATATTTTCATAGATACAAATATATTAATGTCTCATTCACTAGACTTGTTTAATAATGATAATAATACTATTTACATTTGTGATGTGGTTTTGTCTGAACTGGATAAGCACAAAACATCTTCTGATCCTAACAAGCAATTTCAAGCAAGACAAGCACACAGATTGATTAAACAAAACAAAGATAAAGTTAAATATTGTATGAAGAATGGTGATTTTAAATTACCTGATTCTTTTGGGTTAGATAGTAATGATAATAAGATAATCAGCATATATGGTGATTTATACAGTAAAAATCATGATATCTTAATGCTTAGTAATGATTTGAATGTACAATTCAAATGTGAATGCTTGGGATTGCCAGTTGAAGAATTTGGACAAGATGATAAACAAACTGATTATAAAGGTTTTAAAGAATTAAGTGGTAATACTGAATTTATTAATACTTTATTTGATGAAATTAAAAACGGTATTAATAAATATAATTTTTTAACTAATGAATATTTAATTCTACATAATACAGATACAAATAAATTTCACGAATACCGATATAATGGAAATAAGTTTATTGAGTTGAAATTACCTTCTTCAAAAATTATTAAAGGGGTTAATAGCCAACAAAGATGTGTATTGGATTTATTAAGTAATAAAGACATACCAATAAAAATTGTTGCAGGCACTTATGGATCGGGTAAAAGCTACTTAACCACTAAAATGGGTTTATATCACATTTTTGATAAAGGTAATTATGGCAAGATGCTTTTATTAAGAAATCCTTTAGGTTCTGGAGAAGAGATTGGTTTTCTTCCAGGCAATAAAGAGGAGAAAATTGGGGATTTCTTTAAGTGTATTGAACAATATATTGATCCATTTATTTCAAAAGATAAAAATATTAATGAATATATTAAAAAAGACGTCCCTTTTTATATCAAAGGGATGAGTTACGGTTCAACTTATGTTCTTGTAGATGAATCTGAAGATATGGATTTAAAAATACTTAAATTAATTGGCAGTAGAATTGAATCAGATTCTTGTGTTGTATTTTGTGGTGATTATAAACAGTCAGAATATAAGTATCAACACAATAATGGTTTATACCAGTTGATAGAAAAATTAAAAGGTAATCCGTTAGTAGGAATTATAGTGATGGATGAAGATGTTAGGTCGGAAGCAAGCAAAGTGTTTGCTGATATTTAAATTAAAAATAAATTAAGAATTAAAGGAGAAATATTTTTATGAACAAACAAGAGTTTTCAAATCTTTTGGCAGTTAAATTAAACAAAACCAAGAAAGAAGCAAGTTTTATTACAGAAGTTTTTCTAGATGCACTAAAAGAGGGACTTATAGAAGATAAGAAAGTTGCGTTTTCTGGCGATTTTTCTTTAGAAATAGTGCCTACTCTTGCTCGTATGGGACATAACCCTGCCACTGGAGAAAAAATTGAAATACCGGCAGGTCGAAAAATACGCTTTAAAGCAGGTAAGTTATTGAAGGATTTGATTAGTGGATAGTTAATTTTTCACTATTTGTATAATATAACTTTTATTTGTTTTTTAGGATAATTGCATATTAAATGCATTATCATATATATTAATTTTTAAATTTATTATTTATATTAGGAGGTATTTTATTATGTCAGATTTACAAAAAGGGTTTTACAGTTTTAGAACATTTGATGATCCATTTAGAGGTATGGATAATATTTTGAGAACTTTTCTTTATGATAAACCGTTTTCAGTAGTATCCATTAATCATGAAAAAGAAAAACATAATTTCAGTACAAGGCATTGGCAAGAAATTGTGAAAGATGATAAGGTAATACTTGTGTATGATGTACATGGAATTGATAAAGCAGATTTGAAGGTTACTAAGACTTCTGAAGATGGTATGTCTTACATTACAATTGAGGGTAAAACAAAAAATGAAATTCTTGATTGTGATATGGAGGTTAAGACTAGATGGATGATACCATATAGGCAATTTAAGAAACCTACAAAGAAGATTGAAAATGGACTTTTGTATGTTTTTGTAGAATCCGATAAAACTGAAGAAGAAGTTGAGGAGATTTAATAATTATTTTTTAGTTTGAGTTTTTAGACCTCTCAAAAAGAGGTCTTTTTATTTTTACAAATTTTTAAATCTGTGAGGTTTTATTTTTCATATTTTTTTATTTTTCATAACCTCCTTTTTATTTTTTTAATTTTTAACAAAATAATAAAAGGAGAAATATAATATGATTCAGTTATCTTTTGAACAATGGTGCTATAATAATTTAACTAAAGAAGAAGCAAATATTATTTTACAAAGATGGGATTATGAACTTAATAATTGTAGTCCATCAGATATAAGTTATGGAACTAATAAACAAAAATATTATTTTAAATGTGCTAGAGGTATACATAAGAGTGAATTAAAATGTATTAATAATTTTACTCGAACATACTCTAAAAATAATAATACTAATATTTTAGATTGTAATCAATGTAATAGTTTTGAACAATGGTGTTTAGATAATATATCTTTAGATATAGCTTTTAAGATATTATCTAGATGGGATTATGAATTAAATAAATGCAAACCAAGTGAAATTTCACATGCATCTCATGGTTTTAATAATAAGGGTTATTGGTTTAAATGTCCAAGAGGGTTACATGAAAGTGAATTACATAATATCAAGAGTTTTACTTCTAATAATACTAGTTTAAATTGTAGGAAGTGTAATTCTTTTGCTCAATGGGGTATTGATAATTTAGGTAATGATTTTTTAGAAAAATATTGGTCTGATAAAAATATAATTAATCCTTGGGAAATTGATAAAAGCAGTAGAATAGAAGTATTAATAAATTGTTTAGAGAAAAATTATCATAATGATTATAATATTAAATGTTTTAATTTTATATTAGGTAATAGATGTCCTTGTTGTGCAGGTAAAATAGTTCATCCTTTGGATAGTTTGGGAAATACCCTAAAAAATAGGAATCTGCTTTATATATGGTCAGATAAAAATAAAAAATCTCCTTATGAATATACTCCAAATAGTGGTAGTTATGTATGGTTTAAATGTATTAATAATAAACATAAAGATTATTATAAAAGAATAATTGATGCTTATAAAATTGAATTTCATTGCCACATGTGTACTCAAGAACAAACTGAATCATATATTCAGCAAAATGTTAGATTATATTTAGAAATATTAGATTATCCAGTTTTCCATGAAAATAATTGTACATTAAGACCAATAAATTTAATTAAACCACCAATAGGAACTAAAAATAAAAATCGTAAAGGTGGTAGATTACGGTATGATAATGAAATAATTATTGGAGAAAAACATTTATTTATAGAAACGATGGGAAGTCAACATGAAAGAATAGAACAATTTCATATATTGTCTGCAAAAGCAAATGGGACTACCCCTCAACAAGAATTAGAATATCAAATAGCAAAAGATAAATTTAAAAAAGATTATATATATCAACAAGGGAATAATTATTATTATTTACCTGTTTGGTATTATGATTTTGACAATAAAGATACTTATAAAGAAATTATTAATAATAAAATTAATAATATAATTTCTGCTTAATCTTATGGTTTAACATTTATTACTTTGATATTAAATAAACCTGAAAAGAAAAAGGTTTTGATTGAAAAAGAGTAATAAATTAAACAAAAATACTGCTTACGAGTGAGGCAGTTTGTATATTAATTCAAATATGGGGAGTCTGTTGATTCCCCATTAAATAATTACATTAATGGTTTCCTCGGTATGAGTTGGGGTAGAAGCTGATATTGACAGAAAACCATTAAGTAAATATACCTTTAACTAGTGGGATTTGACCTAAAAATAGGCAAATACCCACTTTTGCTATGCCGATCTAACTCAATGGTAGAGTAACTGACTTGTAATCAGTAAGTTATGGGTTCAAGTCCCTTGGTCGGCTCCATAATATTAAATTTTATAGAAACAAGGAGGATTCCCCTTTTGGATAAAGATTTATTGATCCAATTAGGTATGAAAAAAAGGAACGGTGAGATAAAAGATTCATGGAATGATATTGGAAGTAAATTTAATATAACTGGCGAACAAGCCAGAGATATTGTGAGAAGATATATTAAAAAAAATAATATAAATGATATAGTTATTAATAATAATAAACAAGACAATGTTGATAAAGATATACATAAGGATTATAAAGAAACTATTGAATTAAACAAAGACGGTTCTCAAACTTCTGACAAACTTATTAAAATGTCAGAAGAACAATGTAAAGATGTAGAATTCCTTTTGAAAGCACATGGATATTCTATTAAAGCATGGGGATTAGTTTCTGCACGAAATAATATATGGAATGTATATTCAAAACAAGATGGAATACAAGTACTCTATAGTTCTAAAATTGTGGTGAAACCTAAAAAAGAATATACATGGAATGAGGAAGATATACAAAAATTATTTGATAGTTTAAAAACTAATTATAAAAATAAATTAAATATATCTCCTACTCAATATGAGAAAAATGGTAATTTATTAGTTGTACCGATTGCTGATCTCCATTATAATTTATTGTCAGATAAATTTTCTACTGGAAATGATTATAATTTAGAAATTGCTGAACGAATATATTATCATGCAATAAATGATGTAATAAATAGGGTTAACAATAAAAAATTTGAAAAGGTATTGTTTATTGTTGGTAATGATTTTATTAACGCAGATAATTTAAGCGGTACTACTCAAAAAGGTACTCCACAAGACAATGCTACTTCGTGGTTTGAAGCAGTAGAAAAAGCACCCCAATTAATTATAAATGGTATAGATATGTTAACTAAGATTGCACCTGTTGATGTAGTGTATGTTCCATCTAATCATGATTTACATACTATGTTTGGAATTATGCAAACAGTAAAAGCATGGTATAGAAATGATGAAAATATAAATGTCGATGGTAGTCCTCTTCCAAGAAAATATTATAAGTTTGGTAAAACCTTATTTGCTTTATCCCATGATATGAAAATAAAAGATGGTTTAAGAATTATAACTTCTGAAGCAAAAGATAAATGGAGTGATAGTGAACATATAATTTGTTTGTTGGCACATTTGCATCAAGCAATGATTTATGAAAAACAAGGTTATTTAGAGATATGGAGATTGCCTACTATTTCTGGTTGGAGTCGTTGGACAAATCAGCAAGGTTATGTTCAATCTGAAAAGAAAAATCAGTGTTTCATTGTGAATAGTGAATTGGGTATAACTGATATTTTAAATACAATTATAAAATAACTTGAAAGGTTAAACGGTACTTATATGAATAAATATCATAGAGATTTTATTATTGATGTGGATTTTGAAAATGATGATATTAAAAAATTAACAAAAACTGTCTTGCCTGATCCTGATTTGCTTACTTATTATAATCAAGTTGCTAAAAGAGAATTATTTATTAATGAGTTTATTGATGAATATTTAATAGATTATAGTAAGTTGATTATAGATTGGAATTTTCAAGATAGAAATTTATCTATAGAAGAAAAAATTCCAATTAAAATTTTTATCAATACCAATGGTGGTTGCTTGAATTCTGCATTAAATTTAATAAATATTATGCAATTATCTAAAACACCAATATACACAATTGCTATGGGAAAAGCGTATTCTGCTGGAGCATTATTATTGATGGCAGGTAATAAAGGAAAAAGATTTATCTTCCCTGATACATCAGTTCTAATTCATGATGGCAGTACGGGTGCAATAGGTGATACGGGTAAGGTAATTGATAGTTTAGAATTTACTCAGAAACAAGAAGAAAGACTTAAAAAATATATTCTTGCCAATACCAATATTACACCTAAATTATATGAAAAGAATTATAGAAGAGATTGGTTTCTTTTCAGTGATGAGATTATTAATTATAGTATTGCCGATAAGATAATTAGTGATTTAGATGATGTGTTTTAAAAATAGGTTATAAAATAAATATAAAGAGTAGAAGGAGATTTATAATTTGAAATTAACAAATGTTATTTATTTCGATGATGAGGATGGTTCGTTTGTAGCAGAGAAATTTTTTATTAATAGTGAAGAATGTAGCGAAGAAGATTATGAAGAAATATTGGATGAGTTTGATAATGTAAATGAAATTAATGAAGATGAATGTGATGGTAATTGTGATGGATGCCCTAATAATAAATTTAAACAAGAACCAGAAGAAAATCAATTTCTTCGTGTGGTAACAGATGCGGTTAATGATACATTAGAAATGTTTGAGAATCCTACAACTTGTGATGATTGTAAGGCACATGCTTTATTGGATTTAGTGATGTTGGGTGTGGATGGTGCTTTACAAGGATGTATTGGTAGAGAAGAAATGTTGAATTAATAAATTAAATATTCAATTTAGATTAAGCACTTCCTTATCCTATTTTGGTATGGGAGTGTTTTGTTGTGGGTTGAGTTAATAAATGCTATGAAATTATGGTTTGGTGATGATTTTTTAATGTAGAAATTAATTTTAAGAGAAGTTAGGTAAATTGGGGAGTCATGATCCCCTCTCTGCACAACCTAACTTCTCTTTTTTATTGGGTTGATGGGTTGATAAATAGTGAATGTGCAGAGGTAAATATTATTGTGCAGAAAGAGGGAATGGAAATTGTTGTTAACAAAAGAAGATTTTACATGGGATAATAAAACTGGTGGTATTTATCAAATAAAAAATATGATAAATAATAAAGTTTATATTGGAAGTACAAAATATTTTTATGGAAGATTTAAACGACATGAAAATAATTTATTATTAAATAAACATGATAATAGTCATTTACAAAGAGCTTGGAATAAATATGGTGAAAATAATTTTGAATTTAATGTAATAGAAATAGTAGATAACGAAGATGATTTATTAAATAGAGAGCAATTTTGGATTGATAATTTTAATTCTAGTAATTCGGATTATGGTTATAACATTCTACCATTTGCAGGTAGAACTTCGGGAGTTAAAAGAACCGAAAGCACAAAAATTAAATTGAGTATTGCTAAAATTGGTAATAAAAATCCAATGTATCAAAAAGAAGTTTCTCAAGAAACAAGACAAAGAATAAGCAAATCTTTAATAAATATGCCAGAAGATAAAAAGAAGGAAATGTTAAGAAAACGTGGAGAAAAAATAAGTATCTCTCAAATAGGAAGAAGATTAAGCAATGAAACAAAACAAAAAATGAGAGATAAAAAATTAGGTAATATTTTATCTGAAACACAAAAACTTAAAATAAAAGTAGCAAATAGTATAAAAATAGTGCAGGTTGATTTACAAGGCAATTTAATTAAAAAATGGAATAGTATGATAGATGTCCAAAGAGAATTAGGGTATGATACTGGTGCTATATCAAAATGCTGTAACAAAATTAATAAAACATATAAAAATAATTTATGGTTTTTTGCAGATGAATATTATTCAGATGAATTTAATATTAAATTATTTATAAATAGACCCAGAAGAGAAAATAGTATACAATGTGCGGTTTTACAAATTGATAAAGATTCAAATGAAATAATTAATAAATGGGATAATATTGATGATGCAGTAAAAACATTGGATTTAGATAAATATGCTTTATTACGCTGTTGTAGGGGTAAATATAAAACACATAAAAATTATATTTGGGAATTTGTTAATTAAAGGAGTGTGGCGATTATTCCAAAAATAAAAAAAACTGTGGTTGATACGCCACAAATTAAAAAAGAAAAAGTAATTTATAAATGTATTTATTGTGGGCAGGAAAAAGATCAAGAAAAAAACTACTACAAATCCGCTTCTATCTTAATGAAGAATAATAACCAAAGAATGCCTATATGTAAAACTTGCTGTATTGATTTATATGAATATATGGTTAAAAAATATGATGATTGTAAAATTGCTCTTTATTATGCTTGTAGATTATTAGATATATATTTTGAATCTAGTTTATATTATACTGCTGAACAGCAAGCAAATAATAGTGGCAGTAGTATATTTGCTATATACCTGCAAAAGTGTAACAGTCTTCCGCAGTATTTTGGTAAAACATTTTCTGAATCTGCTCCATTAGATTATGAAGGTAATAAAAATATATTTGAAACAGAAATAAAATTAGATACTAGTGATTTAGATAAAAGGAATCAAGAAGATGTAATTCGTATGGTTGGATATGATCCATTTGAAAACGAAAATCCATTTGATAAAAAATATCTTTATAATACATTAGTTGATTTCCTTGATGAGTCTACATTAGAAGACTCATTTAAATTGCCAACGGTTGTAGAAATAGTTAAAAGTTTTAATCAAATAGATAAAATAAATCAAGCATTAGCAATTATGACAACAGATATTAATAATGTTGCTAATTCGGTAGGTGGAGTTAAATCTCTTTTTGAAGCTAAAGATAAAATGTATCGTGCATTATTAGCATTAGCTAAAGATAACGGAATATCGGTTAACCACGCTACTAATAAATCTAAAGGTGCAGGTACTTTATCTGGTATTATTAAGCAATTACAAGAAAAAGGATTTATAGAAGCAGAAGTTAATTTATTTGATATTGAAACATGTGAAGGAATGCAACAAGTAGCAGATATAAGTAATCAAAGTATTTTAAAACAATTACAATTTGATGAAAATGATTATACTTTTATGCTTAATGAACAACGTACGTTATTACAGGATGTTCAAAATAAAAATATAAAATTAGAAGAAGAAAATAGATTATTAAAAATAGAATTAAAGAATAGAAAAGGTGATGTAGTTGATGAATAAAAAAGCTATGTCACAGAGAAAAGTTGATGGTTATTTAAAACTAGCAGAAATTATTAATTGGGGTAGAAAATATCCAGTACGATTTGTAGAAAGATTTTTTGGTTTAGATTTATTGGACTTTCAAAAATATGTGTTTTTGAAAAGTTGGATGACTCCTAATTGTGTTTGGTGTATGGGAAGGTCAAGTGGTAAAGCATTAAGTTTAGATACCAAAATACCAACACCTATGGGTTTTAAAACTATGGGAGAATTACAAGTAGGAGACTATGTATTAACTGAAAAAGGCGAACCAACTAAAATAATTTATGTGTCAGATATTTTTCTAGGGAATAAGTGTTATGAAGTTGAATTTGACGATGGGGCAAAAATTATTGCAGATGCAAATCATCTTTGGGCATTATCTACTAGAAAAAATAATAAAGTGAGGATATTTACAACAGAAGAAATATCTAAAGATTATGTTCGTCATAGACAAGATAGAGTGCATAATGAGTACAAATATCGGATACAAAAAAATTTACCAATACAATATGAGGAAAAAGTTTTGCCTATTCATCCATATTTATTAGGATTATGGTTGGGAGATGGATATTCAAGAGATACCAGAGTTAGTTGTGGAAGAGATGATTTAATAAATATTGAACAAAATATAAATAATATTGGTTATTCTACAAAAATATATAATTATAAAAATACTACTCCTGCGATTGGTGTTGGAAATACACCTAGGGGTCAAGAAAATATATTTAAAACAGAGTTAAGAAATTTAAATTTAATAAACAATAAACATATCCCAGAAATATATTTGTATTCAAGTATTGAGCAAAGATTTGAATTGTTAAAGGGACTTATGGATTCAGATGGTTATTGTAGTGAAAAAGGGGAATGTTCATTTTCACAAAAGAATTATGATATGATATTAAAATTTTCACAATTACTATCTTCTTTAGGTGTAACAAATGTGATAAAAAATAAAAAATCAAAATGCAAAGGCAAGGAATATCATTCATATAATGTTTTTTTCCGTGTAGATAAGGAACATAGTTGTTTTAAATTGCTACGAAAATATAAAAGATTACAAGATGAATTACATAAAAGACAAGAAAAAAATAGTATTGTTTCTGTAAAAGAAGTGCCATCCGTAGCAACCAAATGTATAACTGTAGATAATCCTTCCCAATTATATTTATGTGGTGAAAAATTTATTGTGACTCATAATACTACACTTGGTTCTCCTTTTTTGATGGCAAAAAGCCTGCTTATTCCTAATTTTCAGGCTTATATTTTAGCAGGTTCAGGAAGTCAATCACAAGAAATGTTTTCAAAAATTGAGAAAATAGCAAAAAAAGAAATAGCTTCTTTTACAGGTTTAACTGATGTATTTTTAAATGAAACAGTTAAAAGTGCATCAAATAAAGATGGTTTTACTCATAACCCAAGTTCATTTGAATTTAATTTATATAATGGAAGTGCAGTTAATTCATTGAATGGTGCGATTAATAATATTCGCTCAAAAAGGTCGAACTGCAACTTTTATGATGAAAGTGGGTTTGCTCCAGATGAATTATTTACTGCTTCTTTACCATTTATAACACAAAACAGTGATTTTAGACTTGGTGGAGATGTAGATGTTTTGACATTTCCAAAACAATTCCCTAATCAAGCTATTTTTGCTTCATCTGCATCTAGTACAGATACATTCTTTTATAGAATATATAAAGAATATGCCCAAAGAATGATGATTGGTGATTCTAATTATTTTGTAGCGGATATAAATTCTGATGTAGTAATTAATGCTACTTATAATGGTAAATTATATCCTGTTCCTCTTCTTAGCCAAGAGACAATAGATAATGCTATGCGTGAGAATTATAACAAAGGGATGAGAGAATATAAAAATATTTTTAGTTCTGAAGGATCAGATAAGCAGATTATTAAACGAGCAACTATTATTAGAAATTCTGAACTAAGATTGCCAGTATTAGCAAATGATGGTGGTAGAAAATTTGCATTAGCTTACGATCCTGCACGTAGTTACGATGGTTCAGTATCTATAGTTGGTGAAATATTATTTGACGAAAATGTTGGTTATAAAATGCAGATATGTAATGGTATTAGTTTTATTGATATAGCCAAGAAAAAGAAAACTCCAATGAGAACTCCTGAACAAATAAAATATTTAAAACAAATGATTTTAGATTATAATGGCAAACAAGTTGCTGATTATGAAAATATTGAAGTAATTTTGATTGATGCAGGAGCAGGAGGAGGGGGAGTTAATATTGCTGATTATCTTATGGAAGATTGGACAGATGATGCCGGATTTAAACATAAAGGATTAATAGATAAAATTGAATCAGTAGATTATATTCCTAAGTTTCCTAACGCAGTAGATAAAATAAAATTACTTTCACCTCAAAAATATAAAAAGATGTTATTTGATTCACTTATAGAAATGTTAAATCTTGATTTAATTAGTTTTTCTGAAGATTATGATGTTAAGGGTTATTTAACATTTGCAGATATGGATAAACCATATAGATTATCTTTAGATGAAGAATTAGCATTAAAAAATATTGATTTAACTAAAGAAGAATTAGTTAATATCTATAGATATGATGGAACAAATGGTAATTATAGATATGATTTACGAGATGATAAAACAGGAAGACTTTATGATGATAGAGCATATTGTTTAGCAATGTTGGGATGGTATTTATCTGAATTAAGGAGAAAACATATTACACAGAAGAAAAATAATACCAATATTGATGTAAAGGATATATTTCAATTTAAAAAACCTCAAATACATAAAAGATAAAATATAATTATAATATATTATTTACAATGAAAGGTGGTGACACTTTGCCCACTAATGAAGAAATTATTAAAACAGACCAACCATTAAGTAAAGATGATCAACAGTTTCAGCACATGATGCTCCATTTTGCACAGTTTGCTAAATATATAAAAAAGGATTTAAACAATAACACCCAACCAACTTATACATTTAATAAATCTTTTAAAAAAGAAGATGTAGTGAAATGGTTGGCAAATCCTCAAAAATATGAAAAGAAACTTAGAGATTTATCCAGGTTCTTATTAGATAGTTCTTCTCACTATAGAAGATTAATTGATTATTTTGCTACAATGCTAACTTTTGATTATGTTGTAGATATTTATAATCAAACTGATTATAAAGTAACAAAAGAATTAATAGAAACTATAGAAAAAAAATATATAGCAACATTAAATATGCTTGAGACTATGAATATTAAACATGAGTTTGCTAAATTGCTATACAGAGCATTTATTGATGACGTCGTATATGGTTATGTTTATTCAACCAAAAATTCATTCTTTTTTGATATTCTTAACCCTGATTATTGTGCTATAAGTAGTATCGAGGATGGATGTTACAATTATAGTTTTTCATTTGATTATTTTAATGCTTATCCTAAAGAATTAGAAAGATTTGCTCCTGAGTTTCAAGAAAAATATGAAATATATAAAAAAGACAAAAAAAATTATAGATGGCAAGAGTTAGATTCTCGTAATACTATTTGTATTAAAGTGTCAAATACAGATTATGCAATTCCCCCACTAGCAGGAATATTTGAAGATATTTACGCACTTTACGATTATAAGGATTTGCAATTATCAAAATCCGAATTAGAGAATTATTTACTACTTATTGCTAAAATCCCATATCAAGCAGATGCTAAAGATAGAGAAAATGCATGGGCATTGAGTTTAGATATTGCCAAAGAATATTATCAACTTATGGGAAATAGTTTGCCAGAGCAGATCGGGTTAGCATTGTCTCCCTTCGATTCAGTAGAATCTATTAAACTTAATAAAAGTGAAAAAGATTTAGATGGAGTTTCTCTCGCTGAAAACTCAATCTATAATAGTGCAGGTGTACCTAAATTAATTTTTAATAGTGATAAGGCATCTGGTGCTGCTTTAAATAAAGCTATTATTAATGATGAAAATACAGTATTTTCTGTGCTTCGGCAATTTGAAAGATGGCTTAACCGTAAATTAAAAGATGAAAATAAAAAAATCAATTTCAAAGTTAATTTCTTAGATATTACAAGATATAACAAGGATGAATTGATAAAATCTTATAAAGAAGCAAGTACTCTTGGACTTCCGGTAAAACGTCATTATTGTGCTTCATTGGGATTATCCCCTTCTGATGTGATGAATTCAATGTTATTAGAAAACGATATAATGAAAATCACGGATAAATTTGTGCCACTTACTTCAGCTTATCAAACCAATATAAATGATAAAGGTGGTGCGCCAAGTAAGGGTGATAATATTGAAGGTAATACAGAAGTAGGAAAAGAGTTAGATACAAATAATCCTGATAATCGTACATAAATTTTAAGAATTACATAAAGAAGGTGATGATAATTTGAGTTTTTATGAAGAAGTATTAAAAAATACAAGAGGTAATATTCTTGTTGAACAAAAAACCCAAGCAGACGCAGTAACAGATGTAATAACTTTTTCTAAAGATATATATTCAATTGAAATATATCATTCTGAAGCAACTGCACAGCAATTTACTGTAAATGGAATTGAATTAACCGTTCCTGCTAATGGTTATAGAACTAAAATTGGAGGTACACTTGGCAAGACTGTAACTATTCCTACAGGTGTAAATTGTATTGTGGGTAGATTAGAATAAGGAGGCATCTAATTTGTGAAGTTTATTCATTGTTTTGATTCAGAGTTAAAAAATAAATTAATACAAAATGGATTTAAACTATTGGTTTCTACCAATGGTTTTTTTATTTTTGAGAACTCCCCTACCCTATCTTTTAATTTTAATGAGATAGATAAAACTCAATTTACATTTAGTAATAAAATGATTTTCTAATAAGGTGGTGATTAAGTATTGAGTGAAGCACAAGAATTACAACATTTATCTCTTGCTACTACATATGAGATTGATGAATCTTTTGATTCTGAGAAATATATTAAAATGCGACTTAGAGTATGTCATGATGGTGTAAATCCAAACAAATCGGCATTTGTAGTATCAGATATGGAGAATGCTAAAGATTCTATAGAAAATATTCCTATTCTTGCTAATGTAATTTTTGATGAAGATGGAAATCCTCAATTTGGTGGACATGATATGATCTTAGAACCTAGTAAGGTTAATGAAGGTGAATATAAAGTAATTTATCAAGAAGTTCCAATTGGGTTAGTTCCTGAAACCTGTAACCACGAAATAAAAGAATTTAATGGTAAAAATTATGTTTTTGTAGATGCTTATGTTTGGAAGGATTATTCAAATTATGCTCAAGATATTATTGAGAGAGACGAAGAAGTAAAATTATCAATGGAAATCTTTGTTGATGGATATAGTTTTAATGCTAAAGAGAAAATTTTTAACATAACTGATTATAGATATCAAGGCATAACTTTCTTAAATAAAGATTCCGGAACAGGTATGGAAAATGCTTTAGCTACTACTGGAACATTTGAAGAAAATACAAAGAAAAGGTTTATCTTAATGATGGAAGAGTTAAAAGAAACTCTTTCTAATTATGATATAAATAAAACTGAAGAAGGAGGTAGTAAGGTGGATGAAAAGATAATTGCTTTGCTTTCTGAATATAAGGTAAACCAAGAAGAATTACCTTTTAATATAGAAGAAATGCAATTTGAAGAAATTGAGGAAAAATTAAAAGAATTATATTCAAATAATAATTCAGAAGAAGAAAATAAAGAACCTGAAAAATTCATAAAATCTTTTGAACTTTCACATTCAGAGATAAGATATGCTTTATATAATTTATTATCTCCTATAGAAAATGAAGATAATGAATGGTATTTTGTAGATCAGGTTTATGATGATCATTTTGAATATGAGAATTGGGAAGGAACAAAAATTTATCGTCAAGGATATAAAAAAGAAGATGATATTGTATCTTTTGAAGGAGATAGAGTTGAACTTTTCCAAGAGAGACTTACTAAAGAAGAAAAAGACGTTCTTGATAAAATGAGAAGTAATTATTCTATTCTTGAAGAAGAAATTGAAGGTTTGCGTGAATTTAAACAGACAAAATTAAATGAAGAACGCAAAGAAGCAGAAGATACTCTCTTCTCTCAATTTGATGAAAAACTCAAAGGTGTAGAAGAATATGAAAAACTAAAAGAAACTGCATCAGAGTTTGAATTAGATGATCTTACAAAAGAATGCTATGTAATCTTAGGTATGAAGAGTGCTAATTTCTCAGCAAAACCTAAAAATAAAAATGATAAGGTAAAAGTAGATTTTAGTAAGGTTGAAGTTAAAACAAGTGATGTCGATGAATTTATTGGAAAATATTCAAAAAGATAATATTGAATTAAAAATTAAGGAGGAATTATAATATGGCAAATGGTGTATTTAGAAGCGATGCAATCAAAGCTACTAAAGCTGGTAATATCAAGAGTGGGCGGTACTATGTGGGTACTACTCCTACCGCTATTGATAATGGATCTATAGTAAAATTAGATTCTCTTATTTCGGGAGAAAGAGATTTATGGAAAGTTGTAGCTCCTGGTGCGATTACGGCTGGAAATTTATATATTGTTGGCACTCCCGAAATAATTTACGATGAGAATTTAAAAAGTTCTGGTGCATTAGATAAATTTCAAAATGCGGCTGGAGCAAACATTACTTTGATACCACTTGAGGTTGGGGATAATTTTTCAATTTCTGATGACTGCATTACTCCTATAAATGATGATGATGACATCCCAAGTGTTAATTCATATGTAACTCCTAGTGCAACTGGAGTTAAATGGACAGAGATAGCAGAGAATTCTCTTAATACAGAAGTATTCCGTGGCAAAATAATTGCCAGAGAAATTTATAATGGTATAAAATATTTAAATGTAATTGAAATGGTAAAAGTTAGATAATTAAACTTTGAATATAATTATAAGGAGGAATTATTTAAATGGAAGACAATAAAACATTAGTAAAACTTGCAAAAGATATATATAAGAATAAATTTTCAAATGACAAATTTAGTAAAAATGACGCAGTAGAGGCATTGCGCCAACATTTTATAGAACTTAACGGTGGTTCAACAAAACTAGACTATAAATCCCTTCGTAGAAATGGTGCACAGATGTTTGAAATTATGGAAGAAATACTTCAGAATACCGTTCTTGAAGGACTTCCCGAAGATAATTTCTTTGAAAACTTTGTGGAGTACAAAAACCTCGCATTGGGCGATCAGAATTCGTTTTATGTGCCTGATCGTACTATGCTTGTAGTAAACGAAGTGAGTGACGGAACACAGGCATTGAGACGCCAGAGAATGGACGTTGGAACTAACACTTCCATTACAACTTCTTGGAAAGGAATCAAGATATACGAACATCTCTCTCGTCTCTTGAGTGGAAGGGTAGATTTCAACGAAATGCTTCAAGCATTAGATAAAGCATTTAGACTTAAAATTAATGATGATGTTTATACCGCATTTACAGGTGCTTTCTCTGGTTTACCTGCTGGTTTTACTGCTTCTGGTTCTTTTGATGAAGATTCTATGCTTGATGTAATTGAGCATGTTGAAGCATCAACTGGTAAAACTGCGATGCTTGCAGGAACTCGTAAAGCTTTACGCAAAATTACAACTGCAACCGTATCTGATTCTGCAAAAGAAGATGTATATAAGATGGGATTCTATGGTAGTTTTAATGGTACTCCTATGATGAGAATTAAACAGGTTCATACTGTTGGTACATACACTTTTAAACTCTCTGAGAATGATATTTATGTAGTAGCTACTGATGCAAAACCTGTAAAATTTGTAACTGAAGGTGAAGTTAGAATTATTAGTGGTGATGCTCTTGCTAACCAAGATTTAACTCAGGACTATTTCTGTGCTAACCAATATGGTACTGGTGTTGTAATTACTGATTTGTTTGGTAAGTATGAGATATCTGCTTAATTAAAATAGTTATATAAATATATAGTGAATTTTAGGAGAGGTATACCCTCTCCTTTTAATTTACATTGAATGAAAGGATTGAATTTTGTGAAAGTTTTTGAATTAGCTAAAGAATTGAATTTAGAAAATAAAGAAGTTATTAAAATTGCACAAGATTTAGATTTTGAAATTAAAAGTCATATGAATAATCTTGAAGATGACCAAGTGCAAAAAATTAAAGAGTTTTTGAATTTAAATGATTCAAAAGATGACCTAAAAAATGAAACATTCAAACAAGAAACTAGAACTCAATGGAAACCTGATCTTAATCGTATGATTTGTCTTAAAAATATAGCAAGTGGTAAATTGATTTATGTATCTAAACGTCAAATTGGATATAAAATTGAGTGGGAAAAACCTGGAGACACAAATTATATAGAATTAGGTGAATTTATTAATCTTAAAAATTCTGATAGTAGGTTTGTAACAGAACCTTGGATAAGGATTTTAGAAGATGATGAAATTGAAATTTTGAAGTATGCAAACATTTTTAAATATTATGAAGAAATTCTTGGATTGAATAATGTATCAGATATTTTGAAACTTGATTTCAATAAATTTAAAAAGAAATTTGATAAGTTGCCTGATGGATATAAAAACTCAGTAGTAGAACAAGCAGCACAAATGATTAATAATGGTGAACTTGATTCTATTAAAATAAAGAATTATATAGAAAAAGAAATGGGTATTGAGTTGGATATTCTTTTACAAACAGATAGTAAACCTGTTGATAATTCTATTAATATTAAATAAAGGAGGCTGAGAATATGCCTACTTTATATTCTGAAATTGATAATATGTTTCTTGCTGATATAAAAGATGATACGTTTTTAGATTTTACTGAAAGTGAAAGACAAGAAATTCTTGATGGATTAAGAATAAAGGCTATTACAAGGTTTAAAGCATGTCAAAAAGATTTAACTGATAGAACTGAAGCAGTAGGTGAAACTGAAGGACAGTTTAATGAAACTTTGACAGATGAAGAAAAGTTAATTCTTGCTACTATAATGCGGAAATATTGGTTGAATGATAAGATTTATAATCTTGAATTATTGCAACAAAGAATGACTACTAAGGATTGGAAGATGTTTTCACAAAGTGAGCATTTATTAAGACTTACGGTTTTAAATCAGGAACTCGACAAGGAAATATCAAGGATGATTATTGACTATACTTTATATACCTATGGAGATTCATAATGGTTAAAGTAAACATTGACAACATTATAGATAATGAGTTCTTTTTAAATTATTTAAATTTTTTGATTGGTCGTGTGTACAAAATTCTTCCAATTAGTGAGGGCGAACCTGAAACTTTAAGGTCTTACTTGGATTCATTAATTCTTGAATTGTTAGGTAGTAAAGATTTAATTTTGAAGTTAAAAAAAGATGCTAGTTTTTTATCTTTAATGGCAACTTTACAATCTTTATCTGAAAATAAATATTCTCATGATGTGATAAAACGTGAAGTATTTAAATGTATTGATATTATTAAAAAGTTGATAGATAAATATAAAAATTAAATAAGAAATTAAGTTTTAGGGATAGGTTGAGAGTAATTAACTCAACTGAAAGCGTATAACTCCGAATACGTTTCCCTATTTTTATGCTTATTTTTAAGCAGAGATAGCGGAGAGATTATACGGAGGTGATTAAATGAGTAAATACACTAAATGGAATTATGAATTAGTTAAAGAATATATTGAAAGTTTGAGATATATTTTGTTAAGTAAAGAATACAAAAATAATTCAACTAAACTTCTTTTTAAAGATGTAAATAATTATGTTTATTATTACACATTAAATAATTTATGCAATGGTTGGAAACCTAGAGCATTTGATAAAAACAATCCTTATACAATACAAAATATAAAAACATGGATTAAAAATAATAAAAAACCATTTATATTATTAAGTGATACTTATAAAGGTACAAAAAAGAATTTACAGTTACAATGTTTAAAAGAGGGTTGTGAGGAATATTTTCAAATGCCATGGAGTGATTTAAATCATGGTTGTGGTTGTCCTTATTGTTCAGGTCATCAAGCAGGTTTATCAAATTGTCTTGCTACTAAAAATCCCAATCTTGCTTCTGAATGGCATCCTACTTTAAATGGAGATTTAACACCTTTTAATGTAACTTGTGGATATAGTAAAGATATTTGGTGGCAATGTTCTAATAATCCTAAACATGTTTGGAAAGCAAAAGTACACAAAAGAAATGGTCGTGGTGATGGTTGTCCTTATTGTTGTGGTAAATTACCAAACGAAGATTATAATTTATTAGTTGTAAATCCCGAATTATGTAAAGATTGGGATTATAATAAAAACAACAAAAGACCAGAAGATTATTGCCCAAATAGTAATGATTATGTTTGGTGGAAATGTAATAAATGTGGACATGAGTGGAAGGTAACACCAAATAATAGGCATGGTAGTAAAAGAGGTTGCCCTAAATGTGCAGAAAGCAAAGGGGAAAAAGAGTTAGACAGAATACTTACCAAATATAATATTCCACATGGTTTACAGTATACTTTTGATAATTTATTTGGAATTGGTGGTGGTTTATTAAGATTTGATGTACCTGTGTTTTGGGATGAAGAAAAAACTCAATTAAGAACGCTTATTGAGTATGATGGAATTTTTCATTATGAAAAAATTTATGTAGGTGATGGATTTGAAACTTTACAAATCCATGACCAATTAAAAAATGATTATTGCAAAAAACATAATATAAAATTATTACGGATTCCTTATTGGGAATTTAATAATATTGAACAAATTTTAAAAAAGGAGGTAATTATATAGATGGTGTATAAAACTTTACATTTACAGGACAAGTGGTTCAGTGAAGCGGCTCCTACGGTTCCCAAAAAAGCTACTGCCACTTTGACCTTTGAAGGTGTAGTTGCAGATGGAGAGACAGTTGTTTTTGGCACAGAAGTATATGAATTTAAAGCAAGTGGAGATGCTGGCGAAGGTAAGATAAAAGTTGACGTATCTACTGGATTAACTGCTGATATTGCTGTTGTTAAATTGAAAGATGCTATAAATGCCAATTCTGCATTAGTTACTGCTGTAGCAAGTACAGAAGACGATACAGTGGTTGTTGAATATAAAACTATAGGCACAGAAGGTAATTCTCTTACAATTGGTACGAATTGCACTAATGCTTCATGGGGTGTAGATGTTTTAACTCTATCTGGTGGTTCTTTGGGGACACCAAGTATGGTTCGCAACGTAATAATTTATGCATCTCCATATTATTATTGGTGTGATAAAGAAGGTAGTGAATATACAGTTTCTTGGAAAAGGTTTACTCCTGCAAGTTACTAAAATGATTATTAAAATAATTGAAAGGAGGATGGGCTATTGACTACAAATTGGGATTTATATGAAAAACGATTAAAAATGAATGGCAACACTGTAAGAGATAGACAAGTTAATTTAATGAAAAATAGTATATTAAACAATTTTGATGATAGTCCATCCTATCGTTCTGCATTTTTTAATGGTTTAACAATTGCTACTGATATACAGATAATTGATACAGATAAATATTTTATTAAAATAGTACAAATGAAACCTGATGAAGTTATTAATGTTGGAGATTTGATAGTTTTTGATGATAGAACATGGTTGTGTACCGAAGTGGATAAAATAAATCCTGTATTTCAATATGGTAAAATATATTTGTCTGCCCACACAATCACCATCTATAAAAACAACACTCCCTACCAAATACCTTGTGTCGTAGAATCTGGAGTAAGAACTTCACAACTAGGCACAGACAAAAACACCTATATTGAAATGCCATCAGGTACTATTACTATGAGATTGCCTAATACTGAAATTACTAGGTTGATTACTAGGGATGAAATTTATCAGGTAGGCTTACAATCTTGGCAAGTAAAAGATATTAACGATATTATTGAACCTGGATTATTGGTTATGAAATTAGAATATAGTCAGGTATCACAAGAAACTCATATTTATGGATTGACTATACTAAATGGATCATCAATAAATATTCAACAAGATAGTACATTACAGATTAACGTACAAGCAATTGATAATTCAGAAATTGTATCTTCCCCCACCCTTTCTTATGTTAGTAGTGATGAATTGATATGTACTGTTGATTCTAATGGGTTGGTGAGTGCTATTAATGGTGGTAGTTGTGTGGTTAGTGTTAGTTTTAATGGGGTGAGTGCAAGTATAGCAATTAATGTGATTGAAGTTGCTGATAATAATTATACTTACTCCCTTTCTTCTACAAGCACACCTGATACTGAAATTAAAGTAAGTCAAACTAAGACTTACACAGCACAGAAATATAACAATGGCGATCCAATAGTTGAGACATTTACTTTTAGTGTTACGGGTGATGTAAGTGCATATCAATTAACAATTATAGATGGTAATAATTGTACAATTAAATGTTTAAAGAGTGGATATACAATTACTCTTAATGCAATGGATAATAATGATACTATTCAAGTGATTAAAAAAGATATTGTACTAAAAGCATTATTTTAAGGAGGTGGATTATTGAGTCATTTTTTAGAACTTACACAATATAAAAATAATATTGCTTTTAAAATCATAACCAATGAAGATTTACTTAAAGCATTAGTTAATAATACCCGTGACTTTTTAAATCAACCTCTACCAAACAATTTTGATCCTACAAGTTTAATTTATACACAAGTATTCCCTTATAAAACTAATCCTTCTATTTCCACAGAATTAAAATCATATATAACAATGTCATTTGGAGATTTTAAATATATTGATAATGTTTTTAAGTCTGGTAAATTGTGTTTTTATATTTTTACACATAAATCACTTATTCCAACTGATGTAGGTTTAAGATATGATTATATACTTAGTCAAATTGATTTAATGTTTAATAAACAATATGATGTTGGAGCATTTAATTTGGAATTAAGTAACGGTGGTGGTGATTTTCAAGTTAATGATGATTACTTTGGTACAGTAATGCCATACAAATTTACTGATTTTCAGTAGGTGATATGGATGTTAGAAGATATTTCTTTAAAATTATTAGTGGGAAAACCTATTGATATAGATATTGGTAAAGTACATCCTTTAAAGATAAATGAAATAGTAGAAATGGGAGAGATACAATACAACGAGTATTTAAATATACTTTTATATGATGTTGATTTATTAGATATCTCAAAAGAAAATTTAAAAGAAATGAACATTGATAGGTTTACGACCTATCATTTTTTATTACTACAATCTTATAACAATCAAGATTTTAGAGATTTAGTAGGTAAAGCATTAGAGTTATTTCTAAAAGAAAAAGTTTATTTTTGTGATGATAATATTTTATTTTATCTTATGGATGATGAAGGATTAAAGAAATATATAGATTTAAATATCTTTGAATTAATTAAAAAGATATTAATAAAACAGAATTATCTAAAACAATTAGAAGAAGAAGAGGAATTGATATTTGGTAATGAAATGGCTAGACGTTGGTATTTAGACTTAAAAAGAAAAGAAAAAACGCAACCAAAACAAAAAAGTGATGTTGATTTACAAAGTATTATTTCTTCTGTGATGTGGAAATCGCATAAATCTATTGATGAAATTTTAAAGATGACAATTTATCAATTATATGATGGTTATTTTAGATTGTCTTTAATTGATAATTGCAATAATTTAACTCAAGGAATTTATCATGGAGCAATTGATAAAAAGCAAATTAAAGAAAGTGAGTTAAATTGGGCAAAAATTATTAAATTTGAAAAATAATAAGGAGGTATTATTACATGGCAATAGCAAATAGATGGGCTGTTAGAAATGTAGCAAAAGCAACTTTTTATAGTGCAACCACAGGTAAAATGCTTACATTTCTTGAAAATTTAAAATCTAGTGATATTCAGGTAAGTTCTGAGACTGTCTACGCAAGGGGCGGTGATGGGAATCCTAAACTAATTGGTTTTTCTAGTAATAAGGAAGTTAAGGTAAATCTTTCTTCTGCTATTTTTGACAATAGAGCAATGGCACTTTTAACTGGTAATAGTATAGTTACTGCTGCAACAGAAGTTTATCGCAGAGAAGTTTTAACTTCTACAAGTGATGCTTTAACATTGAGTGCAACACCAAAAAATAGTGAATTAGTTGGTTTATATTTACTTGGTTCAGATGGTGTGGAATCAGATGAATATACCAAAGTGGTTTCTGCTCCTACAGTAAAACAATATTCTTTATCAAGTAAATCTGTAACACTTCCAACTGACACAACTGATGGTACACAGTTTGTTGTATATTATATAGTAACTTCTGCTGATACAACTCAAACTTTAACAGTAAGTTCAGATAAATTCCCAAGTGCGTTTAAACTTGTTCTGGAAGTTCTTGTAACAGATTTTGCTACAAAAACACTTTATCCTGCTCAAATTACAATTCCTTCAGCTAAAATGGAAGACAGTTGGCAATTAAGTTTTAAACCTGATGGCGATCCTGAACCTCTTGCCCTTCCTATTGAAGTGTTGAAACCTGCAAATTCTAATGATATGTTTACATTGAAAGTTTATGATAGTGCAGCTTTAACTTAATTGTTGACATTTTATTAATATAAATATATAATATATTTAGGGTTATGTGGGGTATTTATTAAGGTTGCAAACTTAGTAAATATAATAATAGACTATGCCGTTACATAGTCTATTCCCCATTATCTCTTATAACGGGAGGAGATAAATATGTTAATAACAACAGAAATTGAAGTTAAATGGCATGGTAGTTCAAGAAAACATTATATAGATAAAGGTTATAAATTTACTAAAACAGGTGATTATTTTGTAGTAAGAGTTGGTGATTTATCGAAAGGGACACATCAAGAAATAATAGTAAAATGCGATTATCAAAAAGAAGGATGTGAAGATACTTATAGTATTAAATATACAGATTATTTGAGAAACAATATTAATGCTAATATACATAAAGACTGTTGCAAAAATCCTTTATGCATGAAAGAAAAAAGAAAAGAAAGTCTTCAAAAAACATATGGTTATGATAATGTTAATCAAATTCCTGAAGTGAAAGAAAAAAGGAAACAAACTTGTCAAGAATTATATAATGGTAATAGTCCAATGTGTAGTCCTATAATAAGAGAAAAAAGCATATTAACACTACAAGATAAATATAATGTTCATAATATATCTCAGGTTGATGAAATTAAAAATAAAAAAGTAATTACTGTTGTTAAAAATTATGGCGTCGAAAATCCTGCACAAAGTGATGAAATAAGAGACAAAATTATGAGAACCAATAAAGAGAAATACGGTGTTAGTAATTATACTCAAACAGATGAATATAAAAGTAAAGTTAAACAAACTAATCAAGAAAAATACGGAGTTGATTATTGTTTACAGTTAGATGGAGTGCATGAGAAAGCAAAACAAGCAATTTTAAATAAATATGGAAATTATCCAATGTTAGTACCTGAAATTAAGGAAAAAGTTTTACAAAGTTTATATAAAAATAATACTGCACCACGTAGTATTCAACAAGAATATTTGTCAAATCTTTATCAATATAGTATTAATTATTTGGTCGATAATTGTTTTCTTGATATGGTAGATGTAAAAGATAAAATATATGTTGAATATGATGGTGGAGGTCATGATTTAAACGTTAAATTTGGAAAAGAAACACAAGAACAATTTAATAAAAAAGAGATAAGAAGAAGTTATTTTTTAAAAAATAAAGGTTATAAAATAATTCGTATCATTTCAACCAAAGATAAACTTCCCTTAGATGATACCTTACTTTTAATGTTAGATTATGCTAAAGAGTATTTATCTACAAATCATTCGTGGATTCATTTTGATATAGATAATCAAAAAATAATAACATCTCAATATATAATTAATGTTGATTATGGTAAATTACGTAAAATCAAAAGTAAAGATATTGAAGATTATAAACAATACGTAAGTTTATAATTTAAATAATCAATATAAATATCATAGGCAGGTATTTTGTGTCTGCCTTAAATATTTATATATTTTTTTAACATAACAATACAAAATCGACGTTTTATGCAAATTTTAGATGCTAGAAATGCCTAGAAATGGGCATTTATTTTTTTGTGTATTTTTAGATTTTAGTGAGAATTTATAAATTGGAGTGATTTTTATTTCAGAACAAATTTTAAGACTTGTATCCCCTATCCCTGTCTCAGTCAACCATTTTTTAAAACCAAGAGCATTTATTATTTATAAAAATGGCAAACCTATTCCTCAAGTTACAATGTATGAAACTGCTGAAGCAAAAAAGTATAAAAAGAATTTTACTAAGTATGTAGCAGAGCAAGCAATATCTCAGTCTTGGATAAAATCAGATAACCGATTCCAGAAATATTATGTGGATTGCACTTTTTTCTTCCCTAGAATTGATATGGACAGTAATAATACATATAAAATAATGTTGGATTCAATAACGGAATCAAATTTAGTTTGGATTGATGACACACAAGCATGTGAAAGGAATCAAGGTATATTTTATGATTCAGAAAATCCTAGAATAATTCTTGAGATTCATCCTGTCGATTTTGTAGGTATATTTCCTACTAACGAACAATTACAAGAATTTAAAAGTAATTGCATCACATGTAATAGATATAAAAATGGAAGATGTAGTATTTTTATTAAAAGTATTGAAGGTAGAATTATTGAGGAAGTTCAAAATTTTAAGTGTAGTAAATATAAAATGGTAAAATAAAGTATTTTATTTCAGAGGATAGTGATTGCAACACGAAAGCAGTAATCCTAAACTGTTTCCTCTGGATTTTTTATTTTAGGAATTACTTTAGGAGGTAATAAATATGAAAACATGGACAAAAGAACAAGAAGATTTTTTAATTGCTAATGGTGATAAAATGACTGTAAAAGAATTAATGGTAGCATTAAATAAAACTAATGGAGCAATTAGAAATAAAAAATCAGCACTTAAAATTAAAAATAATCGTTGTCCTCTTTTTACGCAGGAGGAAAAAGATATTATAAAAGAATGGTATGTTTCCCATTTAGAATCTGATGAAGGTGGTATAGAATTAGAAAAATTAGCAGAGAAATTAAAAAGACCTAAAACATCTATTAGTGCAATAGCTAGAGAAATGGGATTAACTAAATATGGTAATTTCTCAAAGGAAGAACGACAAAATAGAGCAACGAAAATGTCTTATGTAGTAAATAATTATGAACCTACTAGATTTTTTGGTAAACATCATACTTTAGAAAGTAGACATCAAATGTCTATTAAACAGATTATTCGTTTTGAAAATATGTCGGATGAAGAAAAAAGTATTCGTGCTAATAAATCTATAATTACTAAAAGAAATAATAATATATATACTATTACATCAAATGCTTATTCACGATGTAAAGGTGGTTTTCGAGAAGATTTACAACAATATTTTCGTAGTAGTTGGGAAGCTAATATTGCAAGGTATTTAGATTATTTAAATATTAAATGGGAATTTGAACCTAAAAGATTTAACTTTTTAGAAATTAATTCTGGTGTATTAAGTTATATGCCAGATTTTTATTTACCTGAATTGGATAAGTGGATAGAGGTTAAAGGATGGATGGATGATAAAAGTAAAATAAGATTACAATATTTTAAACAATTTTATCCTGAAGAATCAATAAAATTAATATTGATTGATCGAAAGAAATATAATTTAATAGAAAAACAGTATAAGTTTCTAATTAATAATTGGGAATTTCCTAATCAGACAAATAATGAAGTAGTAGTTTAGTGATGTATCTCAATTAGATCAGTTTGAGTCTAATTGCATCCAATGTAAAAAATATAAAGATGGAAAATGTAGTCTATTGGTTAAAGCAAAAGAAGGACGGATTCAAGAAGAGATTCAAGATTTAAAGTGTTGTAAATTTAATTTATTAAAATAATTATATGGAGGTATTGTATTATATGCTGATATCAGAATTACAAAACGAAAATGGTGAATATAACAGCAATCCTATAGAAGTTAAACCATACATATCTTGGATTGAAAAAAAGATTTTATGTGAACAAGTAATAGATGGTTGTATGGAAGAAAACACCAACGGGATTGTTAGTTGTGATTTTTCCATGAAACAATTGATAAAAGACCTAAAGATAGTTTCTGCATATTCAGGTATTGAGTTTGAAGATGAAGTTGTAAATGATTATGATTTTCTAATACAAAATGGCATTTTAAAAAATATAAAATCCCGTATTAACCGAGATGAATTAGATTTTATCGATGAAATGATTAATTGTGGGATTAAACAAAAAATAGAGATTGATAATAGTTTAAGTAATATAATAGCAAGTAAATTACAGGTTTTGATAGAACGCTTCCCCACTGATAAACAAATTAAATCCCTTTCAAAATCATTAGTAAAAGATATAAATAAAATGGATTGGGATAAAGTACCGATGTTAAAGCAAATGTGGGAAACTGCTAATGGTAAAAGTGGTGATAAGGTTGGGAAGTAAAACCTTTAACAATCTAAAAGATTTGGAAAAATATTTGCAAGCCAAAATCAATGAATCTCTTAAATCTGATGTTGCAGATGCAGTTTGTGATGAATTAGAATCGAGCGCACTTGAAATGCTAAGTGAATATGAGCCATTAGTTTATGAAAGAAGAAGTTCTAGTAATTCATTAGGTAGCGGTGGTATTGCAGACAAAAACACTATGTCTTCTGAATTAATTTCAAGTGGAGTATTGATTGTAACACCAAAAGCAGAAAGAAATATGGATTTTAGTAAGTACCCAGGATGGGGTTATGATACAAATAAATCACTCGCAGAGAATTTAATTGAGGGATATGGAAATCGTCAATATCCCTGGAATCAACCAAGAGATTTTATTGAAGATACAAGAGAGAATCTTAGAAAAAATAAAAATCATGTAGAGGCTATGCGTGATGGTTTAGAAGAGATTTTTGGGAAAGGTAATGTGATTTAACAAAATAGTGGTTTTGTGATAATGACGCAGTTTAAAGTAGGGATATTTTATATATTCCCTACTTTTTGATTTTGAAAATAATTTCATTGATATAGATAAATATATTGAGGATGTGAATAAATGCCTAGAAAAATATTTCGTCAAACAATTACAAGTCCTGAATTATGGGAAAAAGTTAATCCTAAAAATATATCTTTAATGCAAAGGTTTCTTAAAGAAAAGAATACAAGATGCTCTAATCTTACAGTAGAGGGATATGATTCAGATTTACGCATATTCTTCACTTGGAATTTAATATACAATGAAAATAAATATTTCCTTGGGATATAAAAAATAAAATTTTAGATGAAATTTTTAATCCATACTTAAGTAATAAAATTAATATCGCTTAAATTAACCGATCTTCCCCTTGTGTTAGTTATTTACATATATTAAAATTAACACAAGGAGGTTGATATGTATGGCTTCTGGTGATATTATAGCAGGTGATTTTCCTGAGAAATCATTTATAATCAGTGTGTTTGGTAATATATCAATACAGTGTAGTACAATTAAAAATCCATCATTTAAATATGATATTACTAAAAGTATAAAAAATATTGAAATTATTACTGAAGAAACAAAGAAAAAATTTTTAGGTGCTGCTGGCTGGGGTACAGTTGGAGCAATTGCTCTCGGCCCTTTAGGTGCGATTGCTGGAATATTAGTTGGAGGTAATAAGAAAGAAATATTGATTGCATGTGAATTAAAAAACGGTAAAAAGTTTATTGCTACAGTTGATAATAAATTGTATAAGAATATGTTAAAAGTTAGTTATTAGTATATTATTTATAAATATTTAAAAATTTAATATCTTAAAATTCATCAGAAGTGGGATATATCCACTTCTTTTTTTGTTGTCTATTTTTAAAAGAAAGGAAGTGGATATATGTGAGTGATGATATTGTAATCCGAATAAAAACTTTATTAGATAAAGCAACTCCAGCAGATATTAATAAAGTAAAATCAGATATTGAACAACGAGTTAATCCTAAAATAAAAGTAGATGTTGATAGTAAAGGTTTAGATAAATATAAAGAAAAATATGTACAAATTGAAAATGCTGAAGCAAAAATTACTGAAAAAACTAAGGAATGGACAAAAACTAATGGTGAAATAGTAAAGCAAATTGATAATATAAAAGCTGGGACAAATGAGGTTACTAGAAGAGTTACAGAAACCACTACTAATTATAAGAAACAACGCGCAGAATTAGAAAAAATTAATGCAGAACAGTCTAAATATTGGTCACAAAGAGTTAAAGAAACTGTAGGTGATATGACAAAGAAACCAGATGAACTGGTTAAAATGGCTGAATATTATGAGAATCTTGAAAAAACCAATTTAGAAACTATTAAAAATGCACAAAACAAAAACTTTAATGAAGCTAAAGATCATTTGACACAGTTAAGTAGATTAAGAAAAGAATATCATAGTTTAGATAATAAAAATACTGAACAAGCAAAAGAATTAACTAAGCAAATATCTTATCACCAAGGACAATATAATAATATTGTTAGAAGAAAAATTGATATTGGTGAAAAGACTAAAATAGAAGGAATAGAAGCAGAGAAGTTAAAACAACTTGAAAAAATTAGAGAACAAACATTACGAAATATTAATAATATAAAAGCAAAGAATACGGATAAAAGTAACGTTCAACAACAAAAACAAGTTGATGATTTTAACAAAAGAAATATAAATGCTATTGATTATCAGATACAACAAAGACAAATAGAATCACAACAATTTTCTAAAGCATTACAAGCAAAAATGCTACAAGAAGTTGAAGAAAAGAAAATAACATCAGAATTACAAAAGCAAAATATTGCACAAGAAAAAATGCTTAATACTATACGTGGTATGCGTGGTATAAACGGAGCATTTATTGTTGGTGATAATTTAAAAGATTTAAATAACTTAGAAAATAAAATTAAAGGTTTTAATCCATCTGATAAAGATTTTGTTCAAAATATGCGTAATGCTCAGTTAGAACTTCAAAGAATAAATACATCAATGGGTATTTATAAAAAAGAGGTTCAAGATGCAAGTAAGTTTACAAATGTTTTTGGTCAGAGCATATTTGAAGCAGGTAAGAAATTTGCGTCCTGGCTGGTCATTGGAAATACCATCATGGGAGCCATTAGAGTAATTCGGGATGGAATTCAATTTGTAATAGACCTTGACAATGCTATGAATCAGTTGCGGATAGTAATGAATTTATCTAATGAACAAGCAATTGAATTAGGGCGAAGTTATAATACACTTGCAAAAGAAATGAGTGTAACAACAACCGAAATTGCTAAAGCTGCGGTTGAGTTTGCGAGACAAGGTTTGTCTTTAGAACAGATGGATGATAGACTTCGTAATACTATTAAATATGCTAAGATTTCTGGAATGGAATTCCAAGAAGCGGCTGAGATTATTACAGCTAGTGTTAATAGTATGGGAATTGAAACAGAACGAGCGATAGATATCTTTAGTTATATGGGAGATGCGACTGCAACCGGGGCTGACGAGATCGGAAGGGCATTACAGCGAGTCGGTAAAATAAATGCCGCCTAAATAAGTAATTATTTAGTGAAAATCCAGCCATAACGGTGGAACTCCTGAGAAGGACAATACCGTGGAAAGACTTAAATATCAATATATTTTTATATAACCGTATATATGGGGGTATATATGGTTATTAATTGTGATTACTGTGGAAAAGAGTTTAATAAATCACAATCGCAAATTAATAAATATAAACATCATTTTTGTTGTAATGAATGTAGGTTAAATTATAATAAGAAAAATAAATTTACAAAAGCAATTTGTGATTATTGTAAAACAGAATTTGAAATAGAAACTCGTCATTATAAAAAATATTTAAAAGGTATTAATAAACATATTTTTTGTAGTAAAGAATGCAATAGTAAATTTTACGGTGAAATTAAAAGTAATACAACTCATTTAAATAAAGTTTGTGAATTTTGTGGAAAAGAATATCATGTTCCTAATTATAAATTAAATACTTCTAAATTTTGTAGTTTAGAATGTTATGAAAACTTTAGAAAGAATAAAGTAATAACATTAAATTGTGATTTTTGTAATAAAGAGTTTACTAATATTAAAAGTCAAGTAGACAAATATCAAAATCATTTTTGCTCAAAAGAGTGCAAAGCTAATTATGAATCAATTGTAAGAAAAGAAGAAAATAAAGAATGGGGATATTCTAAAATAGAGTGTGTTTGTGAAACATGTAAAACAATTATATATAGAACTCCTTATGAAATTAATAGATGTAAAAATAATGTTTTTTGTTCTATTGAATGTAAAGATTTATGGATGAAAAACATTTTTCCTTATACAGAAGAAGGAAAAGAACATTATAAAAATAATGGTATTACAACTGTATTAAATAATAAATATAATAATACTGTGCCAGAATTATTAGTAAAACAATATTTAATTAATAATAATATAAGTTATGAATTCCAATTACTAATGTATAATAAATTTATAGTTGACTTTTACATCCCAGATAAAAATATAGTTATTGAAGTGCAAGGAGATTATTGGCATGGGAATCCTTTAAAATATGGAGATGGTAAAATACCATTAAATGAAAGACAAATTAAACAAATAAATAAAGATAAAAGCAGATATGCTTATTTAACTAAATGTGGACATAGTGTATATATGATTTGGGAAGCAGATATACATAAAGATATTGAAAAATGTTTATCTTTTTTAAATTAGGTTATATATTAATTATTGATATTTAAGAATCCGTAACGACTATGTGATTATAATGGTGACATTATAATTCTACGCTGGATACCCATATCCCCTATATGGGTAAAAATAGAGTCTAAACTGCATCGTATCTAAAACATTAAGATGCAGAGTAAGCAGAAATGTCTTACCGCTATAATATCTTAATCTATTAATTAGATTAAAATCATATATTATAGTCAGTAGCAAGTTATTCTTGTGAAAGTAATAGATTGGGAACCGCTGGTGCCCTTAATGTAAATTTTGAAAAACTATCTTCATGGATAGCTATAATCTCCTCTCGTACAAGAGAATCCGCAGAGTCTATAGGTAATAGTATGAAAACTATTCTTGCACGTATGCAAAATTTGTCATCGTATGGATTTGATGAAGAAAGCGGAGATAATGTTAATTATGTTGCCAAAGCTTTAGCAACAATTGATGTCCAACTTATGGATTCGTCAGGACAATTCCGTAATTTAGGAATTGTTATGGATGAAGTTGGTGCTAAGTGGGATACATTAGATTCAAGACAGAAAGCCTATATTGCTACAATGATGGCGGGTAAAATGAATGCCCCCTACCATGGTGACATGGTAGCGTAAATCTCTTCTGATTAATTGGGAAAGTCTTAACGTAAAGACGAAGATAACCCACAACAAGCAAAATTATTAATAATTTGTGCAGTTGCAACGACTGAGTGAAGAGACATCATATTTAATTATGATGATGCGACAGTCTGAGCATCTATGGAAACATAGAGAGGAAGGGTCA